GAGAGGAGCTTCGACGCCGGCTTCAACCTGCCTGCCGACGAATACATCGAGTTCGACGAGAGCGCTCTGCTGCGCATGGACTACGTGGTGCGCATCGACGCCATCACCAAGGCGATACAGGGCGGCCTGATAGCTCCGAACGAGGGTCGCTTCGGCGAAGGCCTGCCGCCCGTCGCGGGCGGAGACACGGTGTTCCTGCAGCAGCAGATGGTCTCGATCGACATGTTGACCGAGCTCCACGCCGCGACGATCGCCGCCAAGAACAGGCCGGCGCCTGCGCCAGTCGCCGCGCCTGACGACCAGGACGAGCCCGACGAGGAGGAAAAAGTGGCTGATCCGGAGATTACGAAGGCGCTTGTCATCGAATTGCGCGAACGTAAAAGGAAGGCGGCCTAATGAACGAAAAAGCGATCGCGGCGGCGCTCGAACCGTTGATCGATGACCTTGTGCGGCTGGAACGGAAACTAGACACGACGATCCAGCGAACCGCCGAACGACTCGACATGATGCCCCTGACGCCCGGCCCGCAGGGCGCACCGGGCAAGGATGCCGATCCCGACCTCGTGGCGCAGCGCCTGGCGGCGAACGACGCCTTTATCGGAAAGCTCCTTGGTCGACCGGGCAAGGACGGTGCTCCCGGCGCGCAGGGTGCCGGCATCACCGCGCCGCAGTGGGAGCCGGGCGCGGTGTACCGGGAAGGCGCGGTCGTGGTGGCGAACCTGGGCCAGCACTTCGTCGCCAAGCGCGACACCGCAAGCCACACGGACGACCCGGATCACTGGGAGCGCATCGGCTCGTGGGGCTTTCGCCATCGCGGCGCCTTCGATCCCGATGCGCGCTACCTGGACGGCGATCTCTACCGGAAGGACATGGGCACCTTCTGCATCGTTCGCGGTCAGCCCGTCCTGCTGGCCGGGCGCGGCGCGGCCGGCAGGCCCGGCGATCCCGGCGCGCAGGGCGCGCCGGGCAAGGACGGGCGCGACGGGGCGACCATCATCGGCGCGCAGGCGACCGGGTTCGAGCTCGTGCTCGTGCAGAAAAACGCCGATGGCTCACTCGATGAGCTATCGGCCGACTTCGGCCCGGCACTCACCGAAGCGATCGAGAAAGCGGTCGCGAGGTTCCTCTCGTGAGCCCGATACTGCTCCCGCTCGAGTCCGTCAAGGCGCTCCTCGGGATCACCGACACCGACCAGGACGACGCACTGACGGCGGCGCTCCCGGTCATCACGGCGTATTTCGAGAACCACTGCAGGCGCGGGCTCGCCTACGTGGACCCGGTCGTGGAGGAGAGCCGCATCGTCGCCGTCGAGCGCCTGCCGCTCTACCGCTTCCCGGTATACGAAGTCGCCGAGCTCGCCATCGACGGGACGGCGGTCGACCCGGTGCCGGTGCCGCCCAGCCTCGACCAGGCGCGCGGGTTCATCTACCTCTCCTGTGGCTGGGGCTACGGCACCTGGTGGTGGTATCCCGGCAGCTTCGCCCGCGTCACCTACTCGGGCGGCTACCCGGAGGACGACATGCCGGCCGACCTGGCGCTCGCCTTCGCCCGGTGCTGCGCCGATTTCGGCGGCGTCACCTACTCGGGCAGTTCGAGCTCGGGCGGCGGCGCGCCGCTGAAGTCGCTTGGGCTCGGCTCGGGCGCGCTCACGGTTTCCTTCGACACGCAGCAGGCGGCGAAGTCGAGCTATGACACGAGCACGGTACCCCCGCTCCTGGCGCCCTATCTCTACACGCTCGAAGCCTATCGCGTGAAGGATTACGTCTGATGCCGCTCGTGGATTTCCCGCTGATCCGCGACCTCGCGCAGGGGATGCTCTCCGATCTCGGCTCGACGGCCATGTTTATCGAGCAGGGCGCGGTGAGCGGTCGCCCGGTGCAATGCGTTGTTTACCGCGACACGGACCCCGCGGCGCTCCTGCAGGACTTGAACAGCGAAGCGGCGAAGGCACTGCTCTCGCCTGCTGACTTCAACGCGCCCAATCGCCGGCCGCAGCAATTCGACGTGCTGGACGTTGACATCGAGGGATTTCGGCGCAAATACACGATCCTGGACGTCCACCCGGTGCTCGCCGGGAACACGCTGCCCCTTCTCATCGCCACGATCCGAGGCAACTGATGAGCTCGGCCGTCGCGCGCAACGCCTTCCGCATGGAGCTCGCCGCGGCGTTCCCGGCGCTGCCGCAATACGACACGCTGGGCGTTCGCATCGATAACACTGCTCTGCCGGACCTGTGGGCGACGACCGATTTCATTCCGATCTCGGATAACGCGGTCTCGCTCGGCACGCCGACCTGCTGCCGCGAGATGGGCACCTTCCGCGTCTACGTCGTCGGGCGCACCGGCGACGGCGACGGCGTGATCATCGGCCAGGCCGATCTCATCGCGGCGCACTTCCGGCACTGGCGCGACGCGAGCGGGAGAATCCGCGTGATGGGCCACATCCCGCCGGCGCCGTCCGAGTTCTCGGACGGACGCTGGCTCATCTGCGCCGTCGATTTCGCGTTCGCTCACGACCATTTCTCATAGGAGTTCACCATGCCGCTAGCCGCTGACCTGGTAAGAGTTGCGTTCGTCGAATTGACCGGTTCGCCGCCCGCGATTCCCGCAACGCCTGTTTTCACGGTCGGGCGGCTTACGGCCGCAACGCCCGCCTTTTCGCCAAGCGTCACCGCGTCGAACGAGTTCGACGCTTCCGGCAATATCCGCGACTCGATCCTGACCGGTGGCGAAACGACCGGCGATCTCTCGCTCGAAGTCTCGGACCACGACGCCTTCGAAGCGTATCTGCAGGCCGTGCTCGGTGGCGCCTGGACGGCGGACGTGCTCAAGAATGGCTCGACGCTGCGCCAGTATCTGCTCGAGGAGACCTTCCCCGACATCCCTGCCGCGGGCGCCGACGCCTATCACCGCTTCGATAAGACCGCGTTCTCGACGATGACGATCTCGATCGAGCCGGCGACGCCGATCACCGGCAGTGTGGGCGTCCTGGGCGGCCCGATGACTCTGGATACTGCCGCAATAGCGGGAGCGACCTATCCCGACCCCGGCGTGGAGCCGGTGCTGGTGCCACAGGACGTTGTGATCTCGGTGGGCGGCATCGCGGCGACCGCGTGCTTCAACGCGGTGGAGCTCTCCTTCGATTCCTCGAGTCGCGGCATCCAGTGCATCGGCACGCTTGGCACGCGGGAGACCGTGCGCGGGCGCTTGAACGCTCAGATCAGTGCGACGCTCTACTTTGCGTCCGATGACCCGCTGCAGGCTCTGATCGACCAGACGGAATTCCCGATCACGGTCACGTTGAACGATGCCGCCGGCGCGCTCGAGTATGAGTTCAGTTTCCCGCGCTGCAAGATGATGGCGGCGCCGGTCACGTTGCCGGGAACCAATTCCGACGTGACGGTCGCCATGCAGGCACAGGCGCTCTTTGATGAGACCGAGCAGTGCACGGTCAAGGTCACGCGCGGCGCGAGCGTGGTCACTGCGGCCACTGTCGCTGCATGAGCAACCCGCGCGACAAGTATGGCGTTGACCGCCTTGCCGAGAAGGCTGGCGCGCCCGTCGTCTTCGACGAGTGGGAGTTCATCCTGCGTTCGGCGTCGAACGTCAACCGGGAATATCGCTACGGGCTCGGGCTACTGTATCGAAACCGGCGCGATGAACTGCTCGCGCTCGGCGAATCGCCGCAAGCGCTCGCGCTGCAAGACGATCTGCAAATGGAAGCCTTTGCGCGCTACGTGGCGGTCGGCTGGAAGAACGTCACGAACGGCCACGGTGCGCCGCTGGAGTTCACGCCCGAGAACATGATCGCGCTGCTGCGCGACTGCCCGCAACTGTGGGACGAACTAAAAGACGCCGCGGCCAATTCGAAGCGGTTCCCGCTGACGAAGGAGGACGGCGACCAGTTGGGAAAATCCTGATCTGGCAAAACGACTATGGCGAGCACGTCGAGGAGCTGGAGAAGGCGCGGGCACGCGGAAGGAAAGTTCCGGCGCTCGATGCGCGCCCCGATGTGCCGATGTGGCTCCTGCCAGGTCTCGACGTGTGCGGTGATCTCGGCACGAGCGCACCGTGGTGGAGGGTGCGCGAATGGTGCGATCACTACGGCGTCGATCTCGAGTGGCTCTGGCCCGTCCTGCGGCGCGCGGGCGCGATGCTCGACGAGCATACGGCCAAGCTGAGGAAGCAGAAACGTGCAAGCCCTGCCCGCCGTAACCCCGATCCCCGTAATTAGCTCCACGCAGCGCGGCGCGATCTACAGGGATATCCTGCAGGTCGCCGAGCGCGACTACCAGCACGTGCTGCGCTCGATCGCGCTGCAGGAAATAAGCGTCCAGTCGAGCATGGGCAACAAGCCGACCGGGATGCTCGTGGACGGCCGGCGCAGCCAGGACATCGGCGCGGCGCAACGCTCGGTGCGCGTCTGGTTCGCCGATCGCAAGGCGATGGCCGATGCCATTATCGCGGCGCGCGACGCGCTCGTGCAGAACGGCCGTCGCGCGACCGGGCGCACGCTCGGCGCGCTCGCGTTCTACTACAGCATCGGCAAGGGCGGCACTGTTGCGCCGTGTGATCCGACGGCGATCACCGCTGCGATGCCGAACCCCGCGGCGCTCGACCTCTACGTGGCGCTGCCGCTCGCGCACGTGCGCAAGTGGCAGTGGCTCACGAAGAGCGGCACGCGCGGGCAGCGTCGCACCCGCAACAAGCTCTTATTGCGCTACGCCAGGGCGACCGGGCAGAAGGCGCAGATGGTTTCCAAGTCCGTGTTTGAAACGAGCGCGAAGCAGGTCCAGCGGCGCTTCCGCTCGCTCGACGTAAAGGACATATACCTCAGCGTCTCGAATCTCAACCTCGGCGGGAAAACCGCCGTGGACCGCATACCGGCGATCAAGGTGCGTCTGGCTGTTCGCGGACGGGGGCGCTGATGGCCGAGACCACGACCCGGATTTACGAGCTCCAGGTCAAGCTCGCGCAGGACTCTCTCGCCCAGTTGAAGAGGGTGCAATCGTCCACGGCGGCGATAGAGAAGCAATTCTCTGCTGCGTCGAGCGCGGTCGAGGGATTCGCCAAGTCGCTCCTTCCGGCGCTCTCCGTTGGCGCGTTGACCGCGTTCGTTAGCAAGAGCATCGAGGCGGCGGCGGCGCTCGACGACCTCTCAGAGAAAACCGGCGCGAGCGTGGAGAATCTGTCGGTCCTCCAGCAGGTCGCGCGCATATCCGGCACCGACATGGGCGTAGTCGAAGGCTTCCTCGTGAAGCTCAACAAGGCCCTGCACGAGTCCGACGAGGCGGGAAAGGACGGCGCCGCGGCGCTGAAGGCGGTCGGTCTTTCCCTCGCGGAGCTGCGCGCGATGGACCCGGCCGAGGCGATGAAGAGGGTCGCCCTCGCGTTCAACCAGTTCGCCGACAGCGGGGCGAAGACCGCCGCCATCATGGCGCTGACCGGCAAGAATGCCGCCGAGGCGCTCCCTTTCATGCGCGATCTCGCGACCGAGCAGGGGATCGCGGCGACGGTGACGAAGGAACAGGCGGCGCAGGCCGAGGAATTGCAGAAGTCGATGCGCCGCCTGGAGAACTCGTGGATCGAGGGCGCGCAGGCGCTCGCGCGCGAACTGATCCCGATGCTGCAGAAGGCGACCGACGAGATGCAGAAAGGCATCCAGATTTCCGGCGGCTTCTGGCGCTCGCTCTTCGAGTTCGGGACGATCAACCCGTTCAAGAATCCGCAGGAGAACATCAGGTCGCTGAACGAGCGTCTGGAAAAGAATCAGCAACTGATGGCGAAAGCCATTTCGCAAGGCCGCACAGGCGTTATTCCCGGCTACGAGGCGCAGAACGCAGCGATCAAGCGGCAGATCGAGTTCCTGAAGATGCAATCGCAGGAGCAGGCGCTCGCGTTGCTGCCGCCGCACCAGCGCCGCGATACGCGCGGAATGGAGACGGGCGACAAGGAACTCAAGTTTCAAAAGCCGGGGAGCGACGCGGAGGCGAAGAAGGAAGCGGAGCGCCAGCGCAAGGAGCGCGAGGCGGGAATTAAATCGCTCGTCGAGTCGATCGATGTGCAAATCGATGCAGAGCGCGAACTGGGGCTTGCGCTGAACGACGGCAAGAGCGGCACGGAAGCGATGCGCCTGGAGACGGAGAAAAGACAAAAGCAGCTCGACGAGCTGACCGGCCACGCCGGGACGCAGAAGCTCATCGACCAGATCGCGCTGCTCGATGACGCCTACACAAAGGGCGAAATCTCGCTCGAGGAATACATGACCGCGCTCACGCGGATGCAAACGACGATGAAGCAGGTCGAGAAACCCGCGACCGATCTGGAAAAGATGCTCGAGTCCATTGCCGACAAGGTGGACGGCTACGCGAAGTCCATCAGTGATTCGCTGGTCGACTTCGCGAGCGGGGCGGACGACGCGGCGAAATCGTTCAGCGACATGGCGACCTCGATCCTGCGTGATATGGCAAAGATGGCGACGCAGATGCTCTTGATCGAGCCGCTCATGACGGGGTTCAAGGGCTGGCTGAAGACGAGCGGCGGGAGCCTCTTCACGGCGAACGCTTTGGGCGGCGTCTACGATTCGCCCTCGCTCTCGAAATACTCGGGCGGCGTCTACGACAAGCCCAAGCTCTTCAGCTTCGCCCAGGGCGGCGTATTCGCCGAAGCCGGGCCGGAAGCGATCATGCCGTTAAAGCGCGGGTCCGACGGCTCGCTCGGCGTGGATGCGAGCGGCTCGGGCGTCGTCGTCAACGTCTACAACGAATCGAAGGCGGAGGTCACGACGAGCTCGCGCAGCGACATCAACGGCAACCGGATCATCGAGCTCATGGTCAAGGACGCCGTCGCCGCAGGCTTCCGCTCGGGTGCGTTCGATTCCGTCATGGGCACGACCTACGGGTTGAACCGCCAGGGAGCGCGCTGACATGCCAAATAACCCCTGGCCGCCCGGCATCAGCGAGGCGTTCACCTCCGACGCCTTCAGCGAGAGCCCGCAGGAAGTCACGATCCGCACCGACATGGACACCGGTCCGCCGAAGGTGCGCCGGCGGTTCTTGAACCCGGTGCGCACCTACGAGTGCAATATCGTGCTCCGGAATGCCGCCGAGTATGCGGAGCTTCGCGACTTCTACTACGTCATCTGCCAGGGCGGCACCGACACGATCCTGATGGCGCACCCGATCACGGGCGTCGCGACCTCGTTCCGCTTCGCCTCGCCGCCGCAGTTCTCCGCGCTCGGCATCGCCTGGCGCGCGGCGTTCCGGCTCGAGGCGCTGCCGTGAGCCGCACGCTCTCCGCGCAGGCAGTCCTGTCGCTCAACTCGCTCTCGACCGGGGCGGCGTGGTTCGTCCTGGTCCATATCCAGCACCCGGAGCTGGATACGCCGCATCGCTTCGTCAATAACACGACCGATGTTGTCGCGCTCGGTCACACCTGGGTCGGGTATCCGTTCGATCTCACGCTCGCGGTTGATGACGGACAGACGAATCCGAGCGTGGAGGTCCGCTTCGACAACGTGAACCGCGCCCTGATCGAGGTGATCCGGGGACTCCCCAGCGCGCCGACGCTCGACGTGTATGTGGTGCTCTCGACGCAGCCGAACGTGATCGAGATGAGCCTCCTCGACATGACGATCATGGACATCACCTACGACATGCAGTCGATCAGCGGGCGGCTCATCAGCGGGGATTTGCTCAACGCCCCATGGCCTGCGGATAGTTATGACCCGAGCCAATTCCCTTCGGTGTTCGCGTAACCCATGAAAACGGCCAAGCATATCGATCAACAACTGGCGCTCGAACTGTTCGAGTATCGCGATGGCAGGCTGTTCTGGAAGGTGTCGCGCAGGGGCATTTGGATTGGACGGCAGGTGCGCACTCCGCACGGCGGCGGCTATCTCGTAGTGGGAGTCAAAGAGTTCGGAGGATTGGTGTTAGTTCATCGCGTCGTCTGGACGATGCATCACGGAGCTATCCCAAAGGGATATCAGATCGATCACATCAACGGCGACAGAGCCGACAACCGCATCGAGAATCTGCGCGTGGTTCCGCAGGAACTAAACATGCGCAATGTCCCGCGTGGGAACGGCAGCGGCATCTGTGGGGTTCACAGAAAGGGAAAATCGTGGCGGGCACATGTGAGCCTGAACAATCACACGGTCTACATTGGCACCTATCCCGATTACTTTGAAGCCTGCTGCGCCCGCAAGTCGGCGGAAGCGCAGCATGGGTTCACGTCACGGCACGGACGATGATGCGCGACCTTGCCCGCTACGTCGGCATACCGTATCGCGACAAGGGAAGCGATCCCGAGACCGGGCTCGACTGCTGGCAGCTCGTGCGCCTCTTCTACCGCGAGGAGCTCGGGAAGACGATCCCCGACTACATGGCGTTCTACCGCTCCTCTCTCAGCATCGTGGAGGCGAGCGGTGCCATCGTGCGCGCGATCCCCGACTGGAATCCGGTCGAGCCGCCGGCATACGGTGACGTTCTGGTATTCCGCATCACGCGTTCGCCCTGGCACACGGCGATCTGTCTGGACGACGGGCAGATGCTGCACACCGACGAAGGCCACGGCTCGGTCATCGAGCCGGTATCGTCGCTGCGCTGGCGCGACCGTTTCTACGGCGCCTACCGATGGAAGTTCTGACGCAGCGGCTCGACCGGCGGCGCTCGCGCGGCTTCGCCGAAGAGGGCAAGACGTGCGCTGACCTGGTGGAGGCCTTCGCGCCCGCGATCGACCACGAGTTCATCGTCGTCACCGTGAACGGCGTCGATGTCCCGCGCGAGTGGTGGCCGAGCGTCACGCCCAAGGAGCACACGACCGTCATCGTTGCCATCGTCCCCGGCAAGGGCGGGGGCGGGAAGAAGAACGCGCTGGCGTTGATCGCCTCGATTGCGATTGCAGTCGTCGCTCCGGTCGCGGCGGGCGCGATACTCGGGGCATCGGCAGGCACAACGATCGCGTTCGGGGTCACCTACGGACAGGTGCTCGCCGCCGGCATCGGCATGGTCGCTAACCTGGCGTTGGGCGCGCTCTTCAAGCCCTCGCAGCCGTCGATCTCTGCCGCGAGCGCATCGACCAGCAGTGCGGGCGCCTCGCCGACTTACTCGCTGCAGGGACAGTCGAACCTGATCGACCCGTTCGGCCCGGTGCGCCGGATCTTCGGGACGCACCGCATCTGGCCCACTGTCGTCGGCCGCCCGATCGTGGAGGTCTACGGCGACGATCAATACATGACGACGCTCTACGACATCGGGGCGGGCGACTACGAAGTGTCCGATGTTCGCATCGGCGCCTCGCACATCGGCTACTTCCAGAATGCGAGCTACAACGTTCACCGCAACACCAAGACGCCGACCCTCTCCTGGTATTGGGGCGCGCGTCACGACGACGCCTATAACCTGAAGCTCTCGAGCTCGGCGTGGAGTCAGGTCGATACCGTCATCGACGCCGGCTACTTCATCGTTACGTTCCTGTTTCCGACCGGCATCGCGGCGATCGACCAGAATACCGGCGCGACTCTTCAGAACATCGTCAAGTTCCATCTGCAGTATGCCGACTACGGACAGGAGAACTGGCGACCGGTCGAGGGCGCCTATCAGTGGTGGAGTTCGCGCCCGATCAATCAGCCATCGGGAGCGAATGCCGAAGTCAGTGGCGGGCAGCAGTTGCGTTCCGACTATGACGGCTCCTCACCGAATCCGGACGACTCCGAGGGCAACTGGGGAGGCCCGCCGGACGATGGACAAGGCGGCGACCTGCGCGTGCCGCGCGTGGGGCCGCGCATAGTCAGGCAACGCACCTATACGAAAACGGACGGCTACCCGGTCGGCGCGACATCGCTCGTGCTGCGCTCGACCAGCATCACGATGCCTTACGGGTCGAAGTTCGCCCACAACGGCACGACCTATACCGTGAACGGCACGGTGACGACCACGGCACAGTCGCACAGTATCTCGCCGCCGCTGCAGACGGAAATCATCACGCAGGTATGGCTCGTTACGACGGGCGAGGACGGAGGGGAGAGCGAAACATACGCATCGCCGCCTCTGGTCACGCTCTACGATACCAGCGGCGCCTACGAGGTCCGCGACTCGCGCATCCAGCAACTGGCGCTCTCGGTCTCGGTGCGCCCGGTCTACGATTCATGGGTAGGTGGCAAGCGTTACTCCATCCGCGCCATGCAGACGATGGGGGCCGGCGACGACCGCACGACCTACGGCGACATGCTGCTCGCGAGCGTGACGACGATCCTCGGCAACGTGCCCACCATCAACCTGCGAAACGAGCACACGCTCCTCGAGCTCCGCGTGAAGGCCAACGACCAGGTGAGCGGCGTCCTGGAGGAGCTCTCGTGCTTCGCGCAGTCGTATCTCACGGTCTATCGGGCCGGGGCGTGGCGCTACGAAATCTCCAACAATCCCGCCTGGTGTCTGCTCGAGGTGCTGCGCGGGAAGATGAACAAGCGCCCCATAGCGGACGCCAAGATCGACTGGCAGAGCTTCATCGACTGGGCCGACTACTGCGACTCCACGCACCCGGCGACGGGACAGATGCGCGCCAAGTTCGATCACGTCGTCGATTACAACACGACGATCTTCGCTCTGGCCCAGACGATCACGGCGAGCGGGCGCGCGACGCTTACGCCCGGCGACGGGAAGCTGCGCGTCATCATCGATCAGCCGAAGTCCACGCCTGTGCAGGTATTCACGCCGCACAACTCCAGAAGCTTCAGCGGGACGCGCACCTTCATCGAGGCGCCGCACGGCTTCCGCGCGAAGTTCATGAACCGGCACACCTGGAAGATCGAGGAGTTCGTCGTCTACAACGACGGCTATGACTTCAGCAACGCAGCCGTATTCGAGCAGATCGAGTTCCCCGGCGTCACGCGCGACTACCAGGTCTGGTGCGACGCGCGCTACCGCATGGCGCAGGCCATCCATCGCCAGGAGACGTGGACGCTCGACGTGGACCTGGAGAACTTGATCTGCACGCGCGGCGATCTCGTTCACGTCGCGCACGACGTGCCGATGCTCGGCGGACTCCCCTCGCGCATCAAGGATGTCGTCTACAGCGGGAACGTCGCCGTTCAGTGGACGCTGACCGAGCCCGTGGACTTCGGCGGGAATCCGGGCGCCTACGGCTTCACGATGCGCTCGATCGCTGGCGTCATCCAGCAGGGGCAGTTTGCCGAGCAGATCGATCCCTACACCGTGCGGCCGGCCGTTCCGATCGGGAACGTCGAGATCGGGGATCTCCATGTCTGGGGAGAGATGTCGCGCGTGACCTATCCGTTCCTGGTCGCGGCGATCAACCCGCAGCCGGACCTGGCGGCCTCGTTGACGCTCGTTCCCTACGCGGGCGCGGCGATCCACGGCGCGGACACGGGCGCGATCCCGCCCTACGATCCGGTAGTCGATTCGGACCTGTCGCTGATTGCGCCGCCAGCGATATCGCGCGTCACGGTGCTGCAGAAGATCGTCTACGCGAACCGTCGCCCGCTGCTCACTGTGTCATTCGATTGGCGCGACTACGTAGCGCCCACGGCTGTTACCTACGAGGTCTGGGTGGCGTGGGATCTTCACGAGGGCGGCACGCCGTTCCTGCTCGGGCGCTCCAATGCGCCGAACATGCAATGGCTGCAGGACGTGGATCTCTCCGTGCTGCGCTCGTATCCGGGGACGCATTTCTGCGTGTGGGTGCTCGGCGTCAACGCCTTCGGCGCGAAGCGCACGATCTACGAGACGCCCGCGACGTGCGACAACCTGATCGGGGACTTCACCAAGCCCAGCGCGCCGCCGATGTTCGAGCTCGATCTCAAGCGCGACACCATCACGCTCAACTGGGAGCATCCGGACAACCCGGACGTGGACTTCTACGAGGTGCGCTACGACCCGCGCGTCGCTGGCGCGGCCTATGGCGCATCGACGCTCCTCGCGCCGCAGATCGCTTACCCGACGCGCTCCATGGATGTCCCGAGCAGGCTGGGGACGTATTACATCAAGACGATCGATACGAGCGGCAACCGCTCGGACGAGTTCGCGAGCTCGTTCACGCCGGGGGAGAACATCTGGCAGTTGAACGTGATCGATACGTGGGACGACAAGCCGGAGGGCTGGCACGGGATCAAGAGCAATTTCAAGGTGACGGACGGCGCGCTCGAGACGGTGCAGACGACGCCAGGCGAATACGTGCGGCGCGCGGAGTATTACTACGCCGACATCTACGACGGGGGCGCGATCTTTCAGACGCGCTTCACTTCCAAGATCACGGGCGGTGCGGTGAGCGCGAATTCCACGATGGCATTCTGGATTCCGTTGGCGGCGGCGGCGCCGATCGGCGGCTCGGTCGTCCTCGACTCGGGCACGGTCGAATCGATTGCCGAGCTCGTGGACGTGTGGCACGAGATCCGCTGGGTGACGGTCGAGGGCACGATGTCCGATTGGGAGCCACTGGCGAGCGCCGATCCGATCGGCGTGGGGGAGGCCAACTTCGGGGCCTGGCGGCGCTTCCAGGTCGGCGACTACATCGGGCAGCAATTCCAGTTTCGCCTGATCGCGGAATACATCGGGCCGGATGTCGTCGCCGACGTGGGCGCGTTAATCGGCGGGGCGCAGATCGACATCGACATGACCGACCGCGTGGACGGTCAATACGATGTGCACTGTCCTGCCGGCGGGATGCGCATCCTCTATCAGCCTGCATTCAAGGAGCGCCCGGCGCTCGGGATCACTGGCGACAACGTGAGCGTTGGGGATCGGCACGTCATCAGCAACGCCGACCGTAACGGCTTCGATCTCGAGTTCTTCAACGGCGCGGGATCGGTTGCGCGCCAGTTCGACTGGCTCGCGAAGGGCTATGGCATGGAGTCAACACGCGTGATAGATGCGCTGACACGCAGGGGCACGCGAGGGGCTGCACAGCGCGTCATCACAAGGAGAGCAGCATGAGTCAATTCGATTTCGGAACCATCGACCCCAACGTCAAGACAGGGACGCAGCTCGCCTCCGACCTGAATCAGTGGCGCACTGCAGTCCACTCCACCCATGCAGGCGCAGCGCGGCCCTCCTATGCTTCGCCAGGTATGCTGTGGGTCGATCAGACGAGCGCGTCGGATTGGAAACTGAAACTCGCGACGGCGACCGGCGACACGATCATCGGCGGGATCAATCCGACGACGAATGTTTCCGTGTCGCGATTCCCTGACGGCACGTTCGCCGCGCCGTCGATTGCGTTCGCGAGCGAGCCGGGATTGGGGATTTATAGGTCCGGCCAGGGGTCCATGAATATTGCTGCCAACTTTCTGACGTTAAAGGCTAACGGCAACGGGCACGCATTTATTGATATTCAGAATGATGGCAGCGGGAAAACGTGTCAGATTCGCAGTTATACAAACACTTCAATGCGCTGGAGAATGATGTTTGGGAACGGCGACGCTGAGTCATCTGGCAATGCTGGTTCCGATTTTCAGCTAAACCGATTCGGTGACGCTGGCAATGATCTTGGCACTACGCTCTTAATCTTTCGCGCTACCGGCGCGTTCAAAGCGGTGGGCAATCAGGCCCCAGCAGCCGGAGTTAGTGAGCACGAATTCAACAATAATGTTGATGGCGGCTTGTATGGGCTTCGCGTCAGGAACAGCGCGCCGACTAGTGGTCACGGAATTCATTTGATGTTGCCGAGCGTGGGCGATAATAGTTCCTGTAATTTCATTACGGGTGCCAACAGCGCGGGATACAGGTTTGGCGTCATGTCAAACAGCGGCATCTATAACAATCAGTCTGCTAACTCCAACTGGAGCGATGCCAACGTGAAACAGAACATCGTTCCCTCGCCTGATTACACCGCGTTCGTCGAGCAGTTGCAGTTCAAACGGTTCAGCTACGTGAGCGATCCGACCTACGAAACGGACGACGTTATCGCGCAGGAGCTGGAAGCACTCGATCAATCGCTGGTGACGACGGTAGAGGGCACGCGCGCCGTATACAGTCACCGGCTGCAACAACGCATTAATTCCGTGATCCCTAGACTTATCGCGCGGATCAAGGCGCTAGAGGCGAAACAATGAGCGACAAGCCGAACGGAACGAATGGGACGATGACGGAACAGGAAGTGGAATACGTGGCGCAAGTTCTGGCGCAACGTCCGCTCGCCGAATCGTTGGCGCTCTGGTTGAAATTGACAGGCCAGGAAATCGTGAAGGCGGGACCGCCCGCGCCGCCGCCCGCCGGGTGAACCAATGTGGTTCCGTTACGTGGTCGCGCTCGGGCTCGTGCTGATCGGGATCGCGTTCGTCCTGATGATCCTCGCCGGCTGCAGCGGGTTCAAGGTCGAGGGCGCCTGCACCTACGAGCGCACCGTCACGACGAGCTACCAGTGCCAGCCCGACGGCCAGCTCGAGCACTACCGCGTCGCGCCCGGCGGGCCGGAGCCGTGAGGGTTACACGTGGAACGATCGGCCCTCTGGCATAATGGCCGGCATAATGGCCAAAAAAACCCGGTTATCGGGGGTAGTCGAACATCCCTGTTTATCTATGAAGCGATAACCCGGAAATATCGCTAAGTCCTTGATTTAATGATTCGATTCCAATCGCGCCTACCATAAAATCAATGACTTACGAGCGTCTGGCATAATACTGGCATAATGGCCCGCGAAAAAAAGCCCGGAGCGCGTCCGGGCGGTGCGGGTAGACCTACCCCTCAACCGTTGCCTTCCAACGCGTCCTGCGCGTCCTCCCGCGGCTCCCTGGCCCATCCGTCGTAGGGTTCGGTGATCCACCAATCGTCCGCGTTCTTGGCCATCCCGGCTTTCAACATCTCAGCCGGTGTCATGCAACGCCGGTCTTTCCCAAACTCACCAGTGCGGTGCATGTCGAAGGCGGTATCGGAGTTGAAATACTCGTTACAGCCCGAGCACTGGCAGCGGCTGTCGGTCAGCTTGCGAGTGGGTCTCATCCTTCAGCGCGCCGCGCGTCAGGGCTTCTTCGGCGGCACGAATTGCACGTCTTGGAATGGGTGATGCTCGATGCCGAGCCCCTGCTTGTCGAGCAGCTCGGCCATCATATCCATGTGCTTGAACAGCATCGCAGCGTAATCGCGCGTGTTGAAGATCGCGCCGACCGTCTGTTCGACGACGTAATGCTGTCCAGTGGCGCTCTGGAAGTCGGCGCGCTTGGCGCGTACGCGTGCCGCCCCGGTTTCCGGGTCGAAATGCAGGCAAGACCAGCTTGACTCGAAGTGGTAGGCCCAGTGCGTGCGCGTCGTGCTACATACGCTTATGCAGCCCCATAGGTCATACTCGGTGAGGATCGCGCGTATCTTGTCGATCGCTTCCAGTGTTTTCGGGTCTTTCAGCTCACTCATCGTCAATCCTTCGGTCCCTTCAACGCGCCGCGGACGAGTTTCAACTTCGCATCTGAGCGCTTCGCGCCAGGCTTGGCCGGCCGCCCGGCCGGCACCGGCACGTACTCACGCACCGGTACGGCTCCGTGCACGTCCTCCAGTTTCGCCAGCTCGCGCCCGCGATCGGCGCCGTCGATCCACTTGGCGTAGGTCTCGTACAGCATCTTGGTGTTCTTGTGCCCGAGCTGGCGCGCGATGTAGGCGGGATTCACCCCGCCCATCAGCGCGAGCGTCGCGTACGTGTGGCGCGTCTGGTAGGGCACGCGCGCGCGGATTCCGACCCGCTCGAAGACGCGATCCCAGTACTCCTCGCGCTGGCTCCGGCCGTCATACCAGGGGTTCCCCGTCTGCGGGTTCTCGAAGATGTGGCCGTGGGCGCTCTTCCCGGTCAGCACGCGCTGGCGCTCGAGCACGGCGCGCGCCCTGGTGGTCAACTCGAGATCCCGGACCTCGTAGGTCTTCGTGGGCTTGACCCGCCCCCGGAAGCTCCGCGCGCGCTCAACGCGCACCGAGCCGCGACGCGCCTCGTAGTCGCGCCACAGAAGCGCCACCTCTTCCTCCGGGCGCAGCCCCGTCAGGAAGGCGAACTCGAAGTAGTTCACGATGTTTGGCTGATAGTGCTCGGCCAGATCGGCCAGGATGATCTCGCGCTCCTCGCCGTCCAACGGATCGGGCGGCGCCTTCTGCACGCGCCCGGCCTTGATGCCATCGGACGGATCGGATACTCCGCAGTCCTTGGATGCCATTTCGAAAAGCCCCCGTAACGGTATCAGTCGATTGTTCATCATGCGGTTTGACGGCCATGGATGACGCCCCACGAGCGCGGCCAGCTGGCTGTGGCGCACGCGCGTGACCTCCGCATCTCCAAGGAGAAATCTCGTCCGCCCCGGATCAAGCGGCTGCGCATACCAGAAATCGAGCGCCCCCTGGTACTGGTAGCGCGTGGCTTCCGCGAGCGCGCCCTTGGAGGCGTGCCAGAGCTCCCCGTAGTGGCGCACCGTGCGCTCGCCGCTTGCACCTGCGTTCGGCGAATCGGGGAAGAACTCGTGATAGGAAAACGTGCCCGACTCGAGCGCGCGCAGCAACTGCGCAGCCACTCGACGCGCCGCGCGCTGCTCGGGCGGGGTGATGCCGCCTGGCAAGGACTCGAAGCGTTGAACCCCCTCCCACGTAAAGATCAGGCGAATGCTTTTTGCACGGACATCTACCTTGACCGTTCTTCGACTACCCATTTAGTGACCCCTTCCAGGTCTATCAGAATTCTCTCATCGGGCGCGCGCACCCATTCGCGGCCCTCGCGCCACACCCCCTCGTGGATCTTGCGGCGTATTGCCGCTTCCGTGTATCCGGTGACGGCCGCGGCCAGGTGGACCAGCACGTAGCGTACCGGGTTCAGGTGCACGTGCGTCACCGCTTCGGGCGCCGGGGCGCCGCGCTGGACGAAGGTCTGCAGAACCGCCAGAGCCTTGTCGGCTGCTTCTGCGTCTTTCCAGATTGCCATGATCTCGCGCTCCTTACGCCGCTTCCTGATCTTCCTTCAGCGCCTTCAGCGTTTGCTCGAGGTCCGTGTACTCGGCCGGCGTCAGGTCGCCGAAGTGCTCCTTCCCGTAGGCCTTCTTGCAGTAGTCCTTCACCTTCTCGCGGTCGAGCTGGTATTCCTTCACCAGCGCCTCCAGGCGCTTTTTCTGCGGCTCGCTGATGGCGCCGCGCTCGGCCGCCTTCTCCGCGGCGGCCATGCGCTTGATGGCCGCGCGCGCCTTGCTGTCGAGGAGCGACCAGAGCGCGACCTTCTCGTCGTTGTCGAAGCCGGAGGTCTCGCAGAGCGCGTAGGCGTCCATCGGGCGGGACTCGGACAAGCACGTGCGGATTCCCGCCGCGGTCGCCATGACTACTTCCTGGCGCTCGGCGGTCAGTGCATCCAGGGCGCCGGTCGTGGGCGTGATCGGGGCGGACGGCAACGGCACCTCCGGGGTGATGTCGTGCTCGACGCTGGTGAAATCCCGCACTTCCTCCGGCGTGTAGACACCGCTGCAAACCGACGGGAAGCAGGTTCGCACACCCTCGCTGATGACGCGCGAGCGCAGCATCGCGCGCGGGTAGGTTTTCCAGTTTTCCTTGTTGGCGAGGTTGGCGCGGCGCGCCATGTCGATCGTCCACTCCACTGTCACCGGGGTCGGGCTCTTCGGATGGCTGAACTGGCCGCACACCTTGGTATCGGTGTAGGCGGTCCACTTGACGATGCCCCCGGAATCCTGGAAGCGCCCGAGGATCGCGTCGGCCTTCAGCGCCGGCCGGCCCTGGATGATGTGGTAGTCGGAAGCGACGCTTCCAGGGTGCCGGCCCTCGGCCTGCGCGACGATCATCAACGCGAGCGCCTGGTCGGCGGTCTTCATGCCGAAGAGCTGCGACTTGGCGATCGCCTCTGCCATGCGCTGCATGTCCTGCAGCGGGACTAGCGACGTACTGGTGTTCATTTCCTCTCCGTCCATTCTCTGGGCACGCTCATGTTCAACTCGCGCTCGAGCGTGCGGGCGAACTCAGCCCACGCCACCATCTGCTCGCGGATCTGTATCGTTGCCCGCACCAGGCCGTTACGGTAGGCGAGATCGGCAGGATCGAGGACGATCGCCGGTAGCTGCGCGACGAAGTTGTCGGTTCTAGGCGTTTTCGACATGGCGATGCTCCTTCGCATGGTGAACAGCACAAAGCCACCGCACCTCAAGCGGTCGCGAATAGTCTTCGTGATGTGCGTGGGCGAGCGCACCGCATACTTCGCACGGTTGCCGGTGCAATTTCCCGCGTGCGATATGGGTTCGCACCAGATTGCGGGCCAGCACTTTCGTCTTGTCCCGCGCCTTGTCGTAAGTGCGTCGCTTCTCGTAATTGCGCTTCGCGGAGTCCCGATCCTGCTGCAACCTCTTTGCATGCTTTTCCGGGTCGGCGAGAATCGCCGCGTTGTGGGCTTTCTGCCACGCGAGAACCTCGTCGCGATGCTTCCGCTTGTATTCTCTACTCGCGGCAAGTCGTCGTTCATGCGCCTCAGCTTTTTCCGTGTCGCTCTTGGCCGGGCTCCGGCGTCGCTGCTTAGGCAGCACCTCATCGGTGACGTCTTTGATTCTCACGAGGGTGTCCGGCGCCGGGCGCCGGCTGCGCTGATCCTTTAGTTTCTGAACAAGGTTACGGTTGCGTTTCATGGGCACTCCTTTGCGAGGCGTTCGGCCACGTAGTTGCGTACGGAAAGCCGCTCCTCTTCGGCCAGGTCGATGGCGCCGGCGGCGCCGAAGGCGCCGAGGATCAGCACGAGGTAGATCACGATGAGCGGCCAGGAAGGGTAATTGGTCATCGCCTTTACCACTGTCCTTCGACCATAGGAACTGAAGGGATCATGCATTCTGCGTCCGGGTTCTTCTCAAGAAGGCCGGCCAGCATGTTGATCACCTGATATACCCGCTGCAGCCTGACGCGTTCCGCCGGTTCGTGCGTGCGCTTCAGGTAGAGTTCAAGCCACTTCGTCGAGAACCGGATCAGGATCGCGCGCGACCCGGGACTGTTGTCGTTGCGGGTCTGCAGCAGATTGTCGAGGTCGCGGAAGTACCAGACGGCGGTGCAGATCTGGTAGTAGTCGTAGCTGCCTAGCCGGAAGTCGGTGAGGGGCCACACGCGCACGCCGTACACCACGATCTCCTGCTGATCGGCCGGCATCGCGCTCAGTGCATCGGTCGCCTTCTTCTCTTCGCTCGCCTTGCGTTTGGCGTCCTCCTTCTGCTTCCAGTACCGGGACACCACGGCTTCCAACGTTTCCGGCGCGGCCAGGAGCTCCTCGCGATGGGCTACCACTGCCGGCATGATGTGCTCGCGCACGTGCTGTCTGGTCTTCGCGGTCGAAAGATCGAAGCGGGCGCAATAGGCCTTCGGTCCCCACGGGAACAGAACGCGAAGCGGGAGGGTCCGAAAGTCGATGCTGTTGCGAGTGAGGAGCTTCTCGTCGAGCGCCTGCAGAATCAGGGACCACAGATCCTTACCTCCGCGTTCGCGGATTGCCTTGCCGATTGTGGTTCGTCCGTGCGTGTTGTCGTACATGGCGAATACTTCGTCCGCTCTCAGAAAACCGTAGAACGGACTGTTGTGCCTGATCGTGACTGACTGATCCTGGTTGTTCGTTGGCGCACTTTCCGCGGAAGGTTTTTGCTCCGGCGCCGGCTCTGCGGGAGAAATCTCAGCGTTTTCGGAAACGACGTCCGGTTTGGGAAGCTTCCCAAACCTCTCTTTGTGTTTGCGCCAGAGTGAATCTGGTTGCAGCTTGTCCTGCTGTTCGATGAGTACTTCCCGAAGCAAGTCAGGACGCTCTGCCATGTTGATGAGTGACGCGCGATCATTGGCGCCAAGCCTGTCGAGATCGTTCTGCGCGAGCCAGACGGAGAAGTCGCGGTCAGCGGGGAACCGCTCCCTCGCTTCGGCGAGCGCGACGGCGAGCTCCAGTGTTCCCTCTATCCACTCCTGGTGACCGTGCACGGTGCGCTCGTATGCCGAACGGATGCGATCCGCGAGCACGTTCATCGGGGTGGGCATCGGTACGACGTTGGTGGTGTCTGTCACTGTGATATCCTCGAAAAAAACGGGCGGGCTGCAGTCCCGCCCATAGGGTGCTGCCTTACGCCGCTTCCGAAGTCAGTTCGGCCGGATAGCCAGGCTTCGGAAGCTCTTTCTTGACTGCTGTTTTCAGGGTGCTGGCGCTCATCGCCTTGGTACCCCGCTCCGCGGCGAGCATCGCGCTCACCACGACACCGAGCTCCTTGAGAGAGCTCAGACGCTCCCGCGCCTGCCAGCGGTTCCGCGCGTTCTTGATGATCTCGGCCGCGACGAAGTAGGGCGTCTTCTCGCCATCAGCCGATACGCCGGTCTGGAAGAGCGCGAGCTTCTCGCGCACGCGCTGCTCGGACCATCCGCCCGTCAGCATCAGGTACGAAACGGTGTGGGCCTGGGTGGCCTTCAGCACCGGATCGGCGATTCCCTGCCGCGAGCCCTCGCCGACGGACATGGCGAGATCGAGCAGGTTGTTGTTGCTCCTGATCGCGACGGCCACGTCCACTTCCGACTTGAGCGCGGCCGACTTGTCGCCCGTCTTGACGAGATAGGAAGAAGCGAGCCGGATGATGGTCTGCTTCGCCTTCGCTTCCGTGACGCCTTCGAGCGTGACCGCGTCGGAAGCGTGCCGGACCTTGACATCGTCCACGGTGGCAATCGCGGTACGGGAGATGCCGTACACCACCACGTTCGAGAGCGCGTAGGAGGCGATCGCGGAACCGCCCAGCCGGTGCTGGCCGTCTTCCAGCGCGCCGTCGCCGTAGAAGCCGATCGTCGCGTTGTTGAACTGCCACTGGCCTGCGGTCATCCGCCGGGCGTATTCGCGGGAAAGCTCCGGGCGCCACTCCCGGTTGTGGATGTTGCTGCCCAGAAACAGGATGGCGCTCGCCCCCGGGGTAAGCGTCAGGATCTCTGTTTCCTTCTTGCCGGTCTTCGCCTTCGCCATGATGTCAGCCGCCAGCTTCTTGTCTTCCGCGGGCGCCTTCTCGGCCACGGCGCGGATCTCGGCAAGAACCTGATCGGCGACGTTCTCTTTGATGCTCACTACCTTGTTACTACTGTCCATAAATCCCTCATCGTTGATCTCGAATAGCGTCGAGCACGCGTCGGGCGTGATGCCCTGGCGCAACTATAGGTGGCCCTAAGACCATTGTCAATAGGCGAGCCTATTAATATCCAGGGCAGGAAGCGTCCACGCTGTAGGGAAAACCCAGGGTTACTTGCGGGACTTTTGCTGCGCCAATAGCGAGAGGGCTATGGCGTAAAGATTCGCCTTGTTGTCCTGGGATAGCGCGCCGAAGGTCTCGCGCAAGGAGTGCTCGAGGGCCTGCGCTGATTCGCCTTTGGGGCGCCGAGCGAGGATCTCAGTCATCGGCACGCCTAGAGCGTCGGCAATGGCCTTCAGGGTCGTGTACTTGGGCATTTTTGTATTGCCTTTTTCCAAGTCGTGGACACTGGGCTGTGATAGCCCGGAACGTCGGGCGAGCTCGGCCTGGCTCCATTGCTTGGCCTCGCGCAGGCGCACGATGGCCGTGGGATCGTAAGGTAGAAGCATAGGACCATTATCCTGCCAGTGGCAATAGGCAGGACTAAGCATCATCTTGACCGGTCGTTAGGTCGACCTATAATGGACGACCATGACCTACGATGAATTAATCGACCATTTCGGCAGTCAGGCGGAAGCCGCGCGGTCCCTCGGCCTCAAGCAACCGTCCATCTCGGAATGGAAAAAACGCGGTATTCCACCTCTACGGCAACTCGACATCCAGCGGCGAACCAGAGGGCGCCTGCGGGCCGACACGACGGCACTGGATACGGACAGGGCCTGCGCATGAGCCTCGAGCTCAAGCCCGTTCAAGTACGCCTCTCTACCGATGCCTATGAGGCACTGCGCATCGTTGCGGATGCGAGCGACAAGGACATGGGCGAGGTTGCTCGAGAAATGCTGACCGAAGTTCTGCTGGGCAAGGCTCATGCAATCAAGATATTGGCTGAGCGGCTATCGCGCGCGACAACTTCCGGTAGCAAGCGATAGGTAGTGGTAATGAGCCGTCAGCTCCGGACCCGTGAGCGTCTGCATCGCGAGCTCCTCGACCGCCTGGCCGGCAAGCGACCGGTACGCGTCATCGTGATCGACACATTCGGCTGCGGGCACGCCAGGGCGTACAACACCTGGGTCGATGCCAATGGGCAGAGTCGGTGCGTGATGTGCCGGCAGGCGCGGCGGAAGGCGGCATGAGGCCAACGCTGCACCAGCGCTGGCAGGCCTGCCTCTTCCGGGCCGATCCGGCGCCGGTCGTGCCGAAGCGATTCAACCGGCACGAGGAGCAGGGCGTGTTGAATGCCGTGTTGAAGGTGCTGAGCTATCACCCGAACGTGGCCTGGTGCGCGCGGTTCAACACTGGAGGTTTCAAGGACGCGCGGGGCCAGTTCGTGCGCTTCGGGTTCGCCGGCTGCTCGGATATTTTGGGTCAGATGGTCGACGGCCGCTTCCTCGCTCTTGAGGTCAAGGCTGCGAAGGGCCGTCTTACGGATGACCAGGAGTTCTTTATCGCGAAGGTCCGGGCAAATGGCGGCGTCTCGGGCGTGGCGAGATCGATCGCGGATGCGCTCAAGATCGTGGAGGGTTAGATGGACGTCGAGTTACCAGAATTCGCAGTCGTCCCGACCAAGCCCTGCGCGTGCGGCTGCACCACGTTCTGCAACTTCTTCCAGGTCGGCCCCAATATCGGCGGCAAGTGCCGCGACTGCCTGAAGGAAAAGCGCTGGTTCAGCCGCTTCGAACTGGGCCTTTCCAGGACTGAACGCCGGCGCAAGGGATCGGTCTCGCGAAGCGAGATGCTTGCGCGCTGGGGCCATCGCTGCGCGTGGTGCGGCATCAGTGCGCATGCGCTCAAGGACTATGGCGAGGAGCTCGTGGACGGCCACATAGTCCCCTATCACACACTGCACAGTCTGCCGGATATCCGCAATCACCCAGCGAACATCGTCCCGAGCTGCCACGCCTGCAACGACTTCGCGCACAAGATCGGCAATTCGGAGAGACTCCTGGACCTTTCCATACTGCTACACGCTGCGGTTGCCTATGCCGCGGGCGTACTGGGGGAACACGAGGATGAGCACGGCGGAGAAACTGACGACGACCCCGGTGCAGTTCGCCCTGAGATACGCCGCCCTGGGTTGGTCAGTATTCCCATGCCGCGAGAACGACAAGCGACCCTTGGTGGAGCGGGGACTTCACGCAGCGACGACGGATGGGGAGATGATCCAGAAGCTGTGGCGTGAGAACCCGCGCGCCAATATCGGCGTGCCTTGCGGGGCCCATTTCTGGGTGCTCGACATCGATCCGCGTCACGGCGGCCACGAGGCGCTCGCGGCGCTCGAGGATGCGCACGGCGAGATCCCTGAAACGCTGACGGCAAAGACGCCATCGGGTGGCGTTCACTACTACTTCCACCCATCGCCAGATGCGCGCAACAGTGCCGGCAAGGTCGGGCCGGGGATCGATGTTCGCGGCCATGGCGGCTATGTCTGCGTTGAGGGCTCGCGCGTCAACGGCTCGGGCTATTCGTTCCAGGACTGGGACCCGCTCACCGATGGCGTGCCGCAGATCAGCGTGGCACCCAAGTGGCTCACTGACCGGGCATTCGGCGCCGGGCGTCCGAAGAAAGACACCCCTGACGCAGCGGGTGGCGTAGTCGAGGGGCGCCGCAACGATTTCCTGTCCCGGGAGGCGGGCAAGCTTCGGCGTACGGGGCAGAGCGCTGCGGTGATCGAGGCGGCGCTGCAGAAAATTAACCTGGAACGGTGCAGCCCGCCGCTCGCCGAGCGCGAGGTTGCCAATATCGCGAAATCGATCGGGCGCTACGAGCTGCCGGCCGATGAGTTCGCCGCAGTCCGTACGGCGAGCACGATCATGGCGGCGCCGGTTACCCCGGCAAAGTACTGTGTCGAGGGTAGAGTCCCGTGCGGTCTCGTCATCATCGGCGGCAGGCCCAAGGCGAGAAAATCCTGGTATGCGCTGCAGCTCGCCATTGCGAAAGCGGCTGGCGGTAGGTTCATGCACATGATGGTACCGCCATGCCGCGTGCTGTACATTGCGCTCGAAGACAACGACCGGCGCATGCGGCAACGGCTCGAGTTCTTTGGGCTGCAACCTGGGCAGGCGCCCGATAACCTGCACCTGGTGTATGAGTGGCCCAGCGGACTCGAGGGCGTGGAAAAGTTAAACCGCTGGATGGACCAATACCCGGACACCGGCCTCGTCATCGTGGATGTCTTGCAGCGCTTCCGCGGCGCGCGCGACCCAAAGGTATCGGCCTATGACGGGGACTACCAGACGATGGGGCTATTGCATGGCGTCACCCAACGCCATGACGGCATGACACTGCTGGTCGTGCACCATGTGCGCAAGGGCGTGGTGGAGGACCCGGTCGAGGCCCTGAACGGCACCTTCGCCATCGCCGGGGCTGCGGATGCCTACATCATTCTGCGAAAGGGCAGCGACAAGGATCAATGGATCGCCCACGTCGACGGCCGGGACTGGGCCTCGTGGGACCACGACTTCCTGTGGGAGTTCGTGGCGCAGGAAGGCTGGCGCCAGGTCGGGCTCTCAGAGGGCGTCTCGCTCACCCACACACAGCAGGCCATCGTACAGTCGGCCAGGGACGAGGGGTTCTTGACGCCCACCACGCTCGCCAAGCTGCGCGTCATCAGCAAGCCGGCTGCGCATGAGGCGCTGCAGGCAATCGTCGGCAAGGGCGCAATGCGCGTCTACGCCGGCAAGTACTACCCGAACGGAGACTAAACCGGAGCCTCAACCCGACGGATTCGTAAGGTGGGACCTTTGATGCGTCAGCCTTCCGACCCTAACGGTTAGGGTATACCGACCCTAACGAAAATAGCCCTAAAACGGCCCCTTTTGAGTATGTACACACAACTACCCTAACTGTTAGGGACGTTAGGGTTGGTTAGGGTATGTGTTGGCTAAGAGGCAGCGAATTGCTCAAAGAGTACGCAACATGAAGCACGACGACGAGGACGACAACACGCCATTCATCGTCCTGGCGGCGATCGTGGTCATCGTCTCCGCGTTCGTGCTGGCGTGGGTGCTCGCGTGAGAGTCGAGCGCATCGGCGAGGCGACGTTATACCTGGGCGACTGTCTGGAGATTCTGCCGACGCTCGGCAAGGTCGATGCAGTGATTACCGACCCGCCGTATGGGATTGCGTTTTCGCACCACGGTCAAGACGTGAAAGGCATTGGTGGCGGCAAGTATAAAACTGCCTTTGCTGGCCATAAAGTCATCGGTGACGAGAAGCCCTTCGACCCTTCCCCGTGGCTGGACTTTCCCAAGGTAATTCTGTGGGGCGCGAACCACTACGGCAGCAAGCTACCGGACGTCGATAAGTGGCTCGTCTGGGACAAGCGGGAGGCCGAGTCATCCCTGTCGTTTGCGGATTGTGAACTCGCATGGACGAAACCTTCCAGGCCAAGCGCGCATCTTCCGCCACTACTGGAACGGCATGCTCAAGGCGTCAGAGCGCGGCGAGGCTCGGACCCATCCCACACAGAAGCCAATAGCCCTAATGGCGTGGTGCATGACGCAGGCGGCCTTGGAACCATACGAGGTATGGCTTGACCCCTACATGGGGACCGGAGGCGCAGGCGTAGCTGCTACGCAAGCCGGACAGCCCTTTGTCGGCATCGAGATCTATGGGCCTTATTTCGACATCGCCTGCGAGCGGATCGAGAACGCCTACCGGCAGCAGAAGCTATTCCCTGAACCCGTGCGCGACGTATACGCGCAATCTACGCTGGACTACGGCACATGAAACGCTGGCCGCTCATCCGCCACATCCGCTATCTGTGGCTCTCGTGGAAGCTCCGTAGAATTGCGGGCAGGCTGCCATCGCAGGAGGAACTGGCGTTACTCAACGATGTGTGGGAAGGACGCGCATGAACACACTGAACGAGGACGCGATAGACAGGGAAGAGTTCGATAAGCGGATTCACGAGCGGATGATTAAGGCTATCGGTCTCGCCATATGCGAATGGGAAACAACCCGACGAAAGCTGACCGAACAGCAATTCGATGTTTTAAAGTTCGCATTCATCCGTGGAATGAAATTCGTCGCACGCGAAAACGAGCGCATACGCGCGGGAGAAGAATGAGCCATGAGCGGAAACCGCGGTCTGGTGCAGAAACTCCTCGGCGAGCAGTGGCGAGAGCGCAAGGGGACCGATCCCTTCTATTCCTCGAGCGCTTGGCGGGAACTGCGCTACAAGGCGCTTGAGCGTGATCACTGGAAATGCACAGTATGCGAGCGCAGTGTGCGCATGAAGGGCGCAAGCAGGGTCGATCACATCGAGCACAGGCGCAAGCGGCCTGACCTGGCGCTGGTGCTGTCGAATATCAGAACCCTGTGCGTGGGTTGCGATGCGAAGCGGCACAGCGCGAAAGGCGGTAACCATGTCGAGCGTCAGCCCGTGGCCATCGATGGGTTGCCGGCAGGGTGGAGATAGCATGACACGCATTCGCATACAAGGGCTCGAAGTGAGTGGCAAGGTCTACCGCATCCCTGTCCCCATCTGGATTGAATATTTCGAGCAGCATCGCGACGGGCAGTGGCACGCACGCCTGACTACCGACCGCGACCGCGCACTGGTTTTCTCAACGCAGAACGTGACGTTTGAGTGGGAGCACGCAGCCGCCCTGATCGAGCCTACGTTCTACATCGAGATGGACCACGCAGCATGAAAGGGGACCGGGCAAAGAAGGCGTATAGGTTCTATCGCCTCGTCATGCGTTATCCCGATCGCCGCTATCAGTGGTATGTCGTTCGCAGTGACGCAGTGGAAGCGGCGAGAGTGTATCGGGAGTGCGATCGAGTGCGGCGGGGGGGAAGCGAGCGACTCGAAGCGGGCCGGCGCACCGGCGGCCGGTTGACGCCGTTTCTAAGTCGATATGAGCCAGAGTCAACATGAGGCAGAACGGTCGTAAATCGGCGGCTTCGCTGGCGATCGCCGTCCCGATCCGCGGCATTTCGCGTCCGGAGCCGCCTCCAGAGTTGAAACTTGAGGCCGAGCGGGCGGTCTGGCTGCGCACGGTGAATGCGAGGCCTGCGGACTGGTTTGGACCTGAACACGTGCCATTGCTGGTCAGTTATTGCCGGCACGTAGTGGGAGCAGACCAGATCGCGGGCCAGTTGGCCGAGGTCACGTCGCAGGTACTCGCCGACCCGGACGGCTTCCGGCGACACGAGCGCCTGCGCAAGATGATGCGTGACGAGACGACGGCCGTGCTGCACCTGGCGCGCTCCATGCGGCTCACGCATCATTCGCTCTACCAGGCGCAGAAGGCGTCGCGGGCCGTGGAGCGGCACGGCTCGGGTAGCAGGCCGTGGGAATAACGCGCGGGCAGCGCAATGCCGGGTGGATCGAGACTTACTGTCGGATACCGGAGGGTAGGCTCGTCGGGCAGCCGGTCAAGCTGACGGCGCACCAGAAGCGCTGGCTGCGCCGGATCTACGACACGCCGACGCGGACCTTCATCCTGTCGATGGGCCGCGGCAACGCGAAGACGGCATTTGCGGCGTTCCTGCTGCTCCTGCACCTGTGCGGTCACGAAGCGCGGCGGAACAGCCAGTTGTTCTCAGCGGCGCAGTCGCGCGACCAGGCGGGGATTCTATTCGGCTACGCGGCGAAGTGCGTGCGGCTCTCTCCGGACCTGGACGGGAGCGTCGTGATCCGCGATACGGCCAAGCAGCTCGCCTGTCCCGAGCTCGGGACGCTGTACCGGGCGTTGTCGGCGGACGCCTCGACGGCGCACGGGCTGTCGCCGGCCTTCGTGGTGCACGACGAGCTCGGGCGAGTGCGCGGGCCGCGCTCCGAGCTCTACGAGGCGCTCGAGACGGCGCAGGCGAAGCAGCCGGAGCCGCTGTCGATCATCATCAGCACGCAGGCGCCGGGCGATGCCGATCTTCTGTCGGTGCTGATCGACGACGCGCTGCGCGGGGAAGAGCGGGAGCGCAAGATCGAGCTCTACACGGCGCCGGTCGATACGGACCCGTTCGGGGTGAAGGCGATCAAGGCCGCCAATCCGCATTTCGGCGCGTTCATGAACCAAGGCGAGATGCTGCGCCAGGCGGCTGAGGCGAAGCGCCTGCCTGGCGCCGAGGCGGCGTACCGCAACCACGTCCTCAACCAGCGCGTGGCGCTTGAGCACCAGTGGCTCGCCCCGGCGGTGTGGAAGGCATGCGGCGCCGCTCCTGATCAGGCGATCTTCGCGGACGGGCGCACGGTGGCCGCCGGGCTCGACCTCTCGCAACGTAACGACCTTACCGCGTGCGTGCTGGCCGCCCAGGACGACGCCGGCAGCGTGCACCTCCTGCCGTTCGTCTTCACGCCCGAGCGCGGGTTGCCCGAACGCGAGCTCCGGGACCGGGCACCATACACCGCCTGGGTCGGAAGCGGGCACCTGATCGCGGTGCCAGGTGCCACGATCGACTACGACTTCCTCTTCCAGTGGCTGAGGATCCGCCTGGACGACATGGGCGTACGGGTCGATGTGTGCGCGTTCGACCGCTGGCGCATCGTCGAGGCGAAGAGCGCCGCCGAGCGTAACGGCTTCGTCGTTAGCACCTGGTCCGAGGTCGGCCAGGGCTACCAGTCGATGAGTCCGCGCGTGGAGCACTTCGAGACGCTCCTCCTGCAGGGGCGCATCCGCCACGGCGCCCATCCGCTGCTCAACATGGCGGCCGCCAGCGCGATCGTGGTGCGCGATGCGGCGGGAAACAGGAAGCTCGACAAGTCGCACACGACGCAGCGGATCGACCCGCTGGTCGCCGCGGTGATGGCTGTAGGTGTCTTCATGGTGACGGCGCCTGCGTTCGACGTTGGTGCACTGATTGCCTGACGGGAGGATCAGATGCCACGCGAAATCGAACTGGGTGCAGCCAGGGCGGCGCTCTCCTGCGATGCTGTCGACTGGCCGGCGGTCGTCGATGAAATAGACTCCCTCGGTCTAACGATGGCCGAGCTCGCGCGCGCCGTGGGAGTCTCCGAGCAGGCCATCGCCGCGATCCGCTGCGGCCGCACGCAGGAACCGCGCGATCGTTCCGCCCGGCGCATCCTGGCCGTGCGCGACTGGCTGTGCAGTGTTCCACGTGAACCCTATTTTTCTGTGGTTTCTGCTTCTGGCCCGGCGAGTGAGCCGCACACCCAATAATTCTTGGGTGGCGCGGCGCCCGGACTCGCGCGCACAATCCCGCGCATGTTCAGGACATATCAGCGATGCCCCTGCGCCTCGCCTGAAGCGCCCAGGACGCCTCGGCGGGCACCGGGTAAGGGGAGTGGAAGGCCCCGCCCCAAGTGACCTCCAATCGGCCCGGCAGGCGCGAGCGCGAGGAAGAACGGCGCAAGCAGGACGATCAATCACAGCGTAAATCCATCGCGCAAGCGGTCGGTGGCTCTCTCCGGAGCTACCCGTGCCGCCCGAAGTTGTCGTAGACAGCGCAACCAGGCACCACCCGCTTCTCATCGAGAAGTCCGCCGCGCCGGAAGACGACGCGCGCTTCATCCTCTCCGCCGCAACGCCCGACCGGGTCAGGGACACGATCGACCCGAAGGCCTACAAGCGCTGGGTCGGCAAGCGCCTGCCCGCGCTCCTCGAGCACGAGCACGGCAAGGTCATAGGCTACTGGGACGCGCTGAAGGTCGTCGGCGACACGCTGGTCGGCGGCATCAGGTTCGTCTCGACGCCGCTCGCGCAGCTCGTGAAGACCTGGCTCGACGAGGGCGTGCCCCTGGGCGCGTCCATCGGCTTCAGGGGCAAGGGCGATCTCCAGGAGAACGGCGGGATGCATTTCAATGACATCGATCTCCTCGAGGTTTCCCTCGTCACGGCGCCGGCGCACCCGCGCGCGATGCAGATTGCGAAGTCTCTCGGTTTCACGTGGAACGACGCCGGACACCTGTCAGCGAGCGCCGATTCCATGCAGCAGAAGCAACCCCCGGCACTTGCCGTTAGCAGTTCCAAATCCAAGGCAAACCCCATGAAGACCGTTTCAGAACTCGTCGTCGATACCCAGGCCGCGCTGGTGGCAGCGCGCGACAGGCTGATCGAGGCAACGCAGAAACTGGGCGAGATCGACATCGCCACGGACGAATTCACCGGACAGAAGGCGGTCACCGACCAGCTCGACGCCGAAGTGCAGGCGCTCGAGGGGAAGTTGACGACGCTGAAGAGCTCCGAAGCGCGACTCGCACGCGGGGCCCAGGACGGACCGGCCGCGGCCGCGCTCGTCAAGCGCGACAACGCGAAGGACACCGAGAACCTGCTCGGGAAGATGGCGCTCGTCACCTATGAGTCGCGCGTGAAGTCGATGGCGATGGAGCGCGTCGCCGAGACGCGCTTCCCCGGCTCGCAGGCGATCGAGACGATGGTGAAGGCGGCGCAGAACCCGGCGATGACGACCGTCCCCGGCTACGCGCAGGAGCTGACCCGGATCAGCTACGCGCAACTGCAGGAGATGCTGCGCCCGGCGGCGATCCTGCCGCGCGTCATCCCGGCGGCGAATAGCTACTCGTTCGCCGGCGCGAATTCGATCTACGTGCCGGTTCGCGCGGGCACGCTGACCGATGCGGCAGGCGCGTTCCGCGCGGAAGGCGCGCCGATACGCGTTGGCGGGCTCACGTTCACCTCGAAGTCGCTCACGCCGAAATCGTGCGCGGTCATCCTGACGGCGACCGAAGAGATGCTGGCGCGCTCGACGATCGACCTCGCGAGCTATTTCCAGAACGCGATCGTGCAGGACACCGGCCTGGCGCTCGATACGCTCTTCATCAGCAACACCGCCGGCAGCGCCACAGCCCCGGCAGGCGCGAGGAATGGTCTCGTGGCCGGCGACACGCGCGCGAGCTCGGGCGCGACCGCGGCGAACATCGTGACCGATATCAAGGTCATGCTGACCGCCATGGCGACGCAGAACATGGGCGCCAATCCGCGCTGGATCATGCACCCCAAGAACTGGTTCGCCGTGTCGATGCTGCTGACGGCAACCGGCTCGCCGCAGTTCCCCGAGACCGCAGCGGGGAACCTCGCGGGGATTCCGGTCGTGCAGTCGGTGACGATGCCCACCAACATCGTGCTCTTGATCGACTTCAATCAATACGCCTTCTCGATGGGCAATCCCAATTTCGTGACGAGCAACGTCGCGACGCTGCACGAGGAAAACACGACGCCGCTGCCGATTTCTTCGGCGGGCACGCCCAACGTGGTGGCGGCACCCGTGCGCTCGCTCTTCCAGACATACACCTGGGCGCTGCGCATGATCCTCGACGTTGACTGGGTGAAGCTCAATTCGGTGGGTCCGGTGCAGGAGCTGACCGGCGTCGCCTGGTAAGCAACGAGCAGTAACCGGAGAGCGGCGCAACCTCCCCCGCGCTGCTCTCCGTTTTTTTTAAAGGAGACCTCGCATGAAAGCCCACATTCAAGGCGTAGTAGATGTAACGCCGGTTGAGTCTGGTCCGCCCGGTATCTGGGGGCCGACCGATCCGCGCCCGAGTCACCCGATTCATCTTCCGGACCAACCGCAGCCGCCCGTGGTTATCTGGGGGCCGACAGACCCGAGGCCCACGCCACCGATCTACCTGCCGCCCATGAAACCGGGCGACACGCCGAAGCCGCCAGTGGTGATCTGGGGCCCGACCGATCCGAGGCCGACGCCGCCGATATTCATCCCGTCACAGCCGGTTCACATTTGGGGCCCGACCGATCCACGGCCCACGCCGCCGATCTTCATCCCTCCGCAGAAACCGGACGGGCCGGGTGAGCCGCCCATCGTCATTTGGGGCCCGACCGATCCACGCCCCACGCCGCCGATTTTCCTGCCGCCCATGAAACCCGGTGAGCCGCCCAAGCCGCCGCACATCTGGGGCCCGACTGATCCGCGGCCGAATCCACCGATTCACCTTCCTGGTCCGCCCGTGGACTTCCCGAAGCCGCCAGAAGGCGGGCAGGGCGGGAAGCCGCCACCGCCGGACGGCGGTTGGGGCTATCACCCGGACTACGGCTGGGGGTACTTCCCGGCACCGGGAGAGCCTGGTCCCAAGTGAGCTAGCTCAATGCACCGCTCCCGCGTTGCGAGGCGAGGGTCGCTCAGGCCGGGAAATGATGCCCCGGCGCGGTGCTTCTGATCTGGCTTTCATGCGCCAGGAGTCGAGACCATGACACCCTGCATTGTGGGGACAGGCAATCAGGACCAAGACGGCTACGGTCTATTGCACATTAAAGACCGTGCTGGCCGGTGGCGAACGGTGCGCGAGCATCGCTTGGCGTGGGAGCAGGCGAACGGTCCGATACCTGAAGGCATGTGGGTGCTGCACCGTTGCGACAATCCGCGCTGTATCAATCCAGATCACCTCTATGTGGGCACGCATCAGCAGAATGTTGTTGATAGGCAGACCCGAGGGCGACAGGCGAAAGGGGAGCGTCTAGGCAAGTCCACCTTGACGCCGACGGACATCAAAGAAATTCGCCGCTTGTGGGCGAACGGGTTGAATCAAACAGAGATAGCACATCGCTTCAAGGTTAATCAGACAAACATTTCAGCCATTTGTCGCCGAACAATTTGGAGACACGTCGGTGATTGATTTCCTTATTTACCTGCTGATTTTGTGCGTGGTGTTTAGCCTGATTTATTACATCGTCACGCTGCTGCCGCTGCCCGAGCCGTTCCGCAAGATCGCGATGATCGCCGTCCTCCTCGTCTTCGTCCTGGTGATTCTCGGCGGCTTCCTGGGGCTCCTCCCGCCGCCGCGGTGGGGGCATCCATGAGCCGCACCGTGTGGGCGTTTCGACCGCTGCCGGAACTGAACAACCAGACGGGCTTCGTCGAGTGCGGCGATGACGAGCTCGCCGAGCGCCTGCTCCGCGCCGACCTCGTGCAGGACCCGCAGATCGGACTCCTCCTGATGCGCGAACGCACCACCGTGCCGCCCGCGAAACCCGAGGCGCCGCCGCCGCTGGAATACGACACCAAGGTGATGAGGCCAAAGCCGCCGGCATCGCGCAAATGATCCTCGTCGACCGCATCAAGTCCTGGCTCTTTGGCGCGGAGGGTAGCTACCGCGGCCCGGCGGTCGGTTGGTCGCACCGGGGGAATCCCTTCCCGGTCCCGTTCGGCGATGGCTACCAGGCGGGGCTCACGCTCGACGCCCGCAGCGCGCAGTGCGTGCCGATCGCGTATAGGTGCGTGATGGCGACCGCCAAGGCGATCGCGACCTGCCCGCCCGCGCACAAGGTCCTCGGCGCCGGCGGCAGGCGCGTCGCCTCGACGACCTCGCCCGCCTCGCGCGTGCTGCGCCGGCCGAACAGCTACCAGACCTGGCCGCAGTTCATCCTTAACGCGATCGCGACCGAGCTCTTCGAGGGCGAGGCATTCATCCTGATTCTGCGCGATGACCGCTTCGCCGTGCGCGCCCTGCACCTGATGCCGCGCGGCACCTGCGCGCCGTATGTCGATACCGAGACGGGCGAGGTTTTCTACTCGATCGGCTCGAACCCGATGATGCCCGCGATGATCTCGCTCCTGGCGCCCGCGCGCGACGTGATTCACCTGCGCCAGCACACGCCGCGCCATCCGCTGATCGGTGAGTCGCCGATCAAGGCGGCGGCCCTGGCGCTGGGCGTCAACGTCGCGCTCTCGGGTAACCAGGCGGCGTTCTACACGAACATGAACCGCCCGAGCGGGATTCTCTCGACCAAGGAAATCCTCACGCGCGATCAGATGAGGCAACTGCGCGAGGCGTTCGACGAACAGGCGCATGGCATGAACGCCGGGAAAATCCCGGTGCTGTCCGCCGGGCTCGCGTTCTCCCCGATGGGCATCAGCTCGCAGGACGCGCAACTCATCGAGGCGCAGAGGATGTCGATCGAGGACGTGGGGCGCTGTTTCGGAGTGCCGCCGCCGCTCTACGGCGACCTCTCCAAGGCGACCATGACCAACGTCGAGGCGACGATCAACTCCTGGCTCGCGTTCGACCTGGGCTCGCTCCTGGAGAACCTCGAGAGGAGCTTCGACGCCGGCTTCAACCTGCCCGCCGACGAATACATCGAGTTCGACGAGAGCGCTCTGCTGCGCATGGACTACGTGGTGCGCATCGACGCCATCACCAAGGCGATACAAGGCGGCGTGATGGCCCCGAACGAGGGGCGCTTCGGCGAAGGCCTGCCGCCCGTCGCGGGCGGTGACACGGTTTTCCTGCAGCAGCAGATGGTGTCGATCGACATGCTCGCCGAGCTCCACGCCGCGACCATCGCCGCGAAGAACAGGCCAGCGGCCGCCGCTGCCCAGCAGCCTGAACTGCCAGAGGATCCCGAGGAGCCCTCCGCGGAGGAAGACGTCGAGCGAAAGGCGATTGTCGCGAAGGCGATCGTCATCGACATGCGTGACTACAAGCGGAGGGCCGCATGATCGAGAAAGTGATCGCGGCGGCGGTCGAACCGTTGGTCGACGACATCGTCAGGTTGGAAAAGCAGGTCGCGGCGCTTCAACTCACGCCCGGCCCGCAGGGCGCACCGGGGCAGGATGCCGATCCCGACCTCGTGGCGCAGCGCCTGGCGGCGAATGACGCCTTCGTCGGCAAGCTCCTGGGCGCGCCGGGCAGGGACGGCGCCAATGGCGCGGACGGCGCTGGCATCGCCGCCCCGCAGTGGGAGCCGGGCGCGGTGTACCGGGAGGGTTCGGTCGTGGTGGCGAACTTGGGCCAGCACTTCGTCGCGAAGCGCGACACGGCGAGCCCGACCGACGACGAGGCGCACTGGGAGCGCATCGGCTCGTGGGGCTTCCGCCATCGCGGCGCCTTCGACGCCGACGCGCGGTACCTGGACGGCGACCTCTACGTCAAGGACTACGGCACCTTCTGCGTCGTGCGCGGGACGCCCGTGCTGCTGGCGGGGCGCGGGGCGCTCGGCAAGCCAGGCGAGCGCGGCCCGCATGGCGCACCGGGCAGGGACGGGCGCGACGGGGGGACGATCATCGGCGCGCAGGTGCAGGGATTCAAACTCGTCCTGGTGCAGCAGGACGCCGACGGGGCGATCGATCACATCGAGGCGGATTTCGGTCCCGCAATTCGCGAAGTTCTGCGCGACGCGCTCGCCGAACTGCGGAGCGAACTCATGACTGGTCATTTGCCGCCGCTGCCAGACCCGCAGAATCGCAAACCGTTGCCACCGCCGAGGCAGCCGTGAGCCCGGTTCTGCTCCCGCTCGAGATGGTGAAGGTGCTCCTCGGGATCAGCGGCACCGACGAGGACGACGCGCTTACCGCGGCGCTGCCGGTCATCACTGCGTATTTCGAGAACCACTGCAGGCGCGGGCTCGCCTACGTGGACCCGGTCGTGGAGGAGAGCCGCATCGTCGCGGTCGAGCGCCTGCCGCTCTTCCGGTTTCCGGTCGATGCGGTCGTGGAGCTCGCGATCGACGGCGCCGCGCTCGATCCGGCGCCCGTTCCGCCGCAACTCGACCAGGCGCGCGGCTTCATCTATCCGTATTCGACGTGGCCGTATGGAGGCCGTCCCTACACGGGACCGGGCTGGGGTACCTGGTGGGGCGGCTTCGCGCGCGTCACCTACTCGGGCGGTTATCCCGAGGACGAGGTGCCCGCCGATCTGGCGCTCGCCTTCGCGCGCTGCAGCGCCGATCTCGCGGGCGTGTCCTATGCCGGGTCGAGTTCCAGCAGCGGCGGGGGCGCGCCGCTTAAGAGCCTCGGCCTGGGCTCGGGGGCGTTGACCGTCGCCTTCGACACGGGCACCGCGGCGCGCTCGAGCTACGACACCAGCAGCGTGCCCCCGCTCCTCGCGCCCTACCTCTACACGCTCGAGGGCTACCGGGTGAAGGACTACGTCTGATGGCGCTCCCGGCGATCGATTGGAACGAGATCAAGGCGCGCGCGCGCGAGCTGATCGCGTTCGCCGGCTCGACGGTCACATTTACCGAGCAGGGCGCTGCGAGCGGGCGCCTGCTGAAAACCTACATCTATCGCGACACCGACCCGGCGGCTCTCTTGCAGGACTTGAACAGCGAGAGCGCCAAGGCGGTGCTATCGCCGGGTGACTTCGTTGCGCCCAATCGGATGCCGCAGCAATTCGACACGCTGACTCTTGATGTCGACGGGTTCAAGCGCATCTACACGATCCTCGAAGTGCATCCGGTGACGGCGGAAGACCACTTGCCGCTCCTGATCGCTTCCATCCGGGGCAACTGATGAGCTCGGCCACCGCACGTATCGCCTTCCGCGCCGAACTCGCCGCCGCCTTCCCGGCGCTGCCGCAGTACGACACCCTGGGCGTGCGCGTGGACAACACGCTGCTGCCCGACCTGTGGGCCACGACGGACTTCATTCCGATCTCGGACAACGCGGTCGCCATCGGCACGCCGACCTGCTGTCGCGAAATGGGCACGTTCCGCGTCTACGTCGTCGGCAAGACCGGCGCCGGCGAGGTCGCGATCATCGACCAGGCGAGCGCGGTCCTCGCGCACTTCCGCAGATTTCGCATGAACGGGATTCGCGTCATGGGCGCGATCCCGCCCGCGCCGTCCGATTTCTCTGATGGCAGATGGCTCATCTGTGCCGTCGATTTCGCGTTTGCGCACGACTACTACGTATAGGAGCTCCATCATGCCCCTCGCCGCTGACCTGGTAAGAGTTGCATTCGTCGAAATGACCGGTGCGCCGCCCGCCGTGCCCGCCACCCCGGTATTCACCGTCGCGCGTTTGACGGGCGAGGGCGTCGCCTTCGCGCCGACCGTGACGACCTCGCAGGAGTTCGACGCGAGCGGCAACATCCGCGATTCCATCCTGACGGGCGGGGAGTCGACCGGCGACCTGTCGCTGGAGTTGTCCGACCATGATGCGTTCGAGGCGTATCTGCAAGCCGTGCTCGGCGGCGCGTGGACCGCGGACGTGCTCAAGAACGGCTCGACGCTGCGCCAGTATCTGCTCGAGAAGACCTTCCCCGACATTCCGACGGCGGGCACGGACTCCTATCACCGCTTCGACAAGACCGCGTTCGCCACGATGACGATCTCGATCGCGCCGGCCGAACCGATCACCGGGAGCGTGGGCACGATCGGCGGCGAACTCACGCTCGGGAGCACGATCATCACGGGCGCGACCTATCCCGACCCCGGCGTCGAGCCGGTGCTGGTGCCGCAGAATGTCGTCGTCTCGATGGGCGGTATCGCGGCAACGGCGTGCTTCAACGCGGTGGAGATGAGCTTCGATTCCAACTCGCGTTCCATCCAATGCATCGGCACGCTCGGGACGAAAGAGACCGTGCGCGGGCGCTTGAACGCGACGATCAGCGCGACGCTCTACTACGCCACTAATGAGCCGGTCCAGGCGTTGATCGACCAGTCGGAATTTCCGGTCTCGGTCCAGTTGAACGATGCGGCGGGCGTGCTGGAATATCTCTTCGACTTCCCGCGCTGCAAGATGACTGCCGCGCCGGTCACGGCACCGGGCACCGACACCGACGTGACGGTCGCAATGGAAGTGCAGGCGCTCTACGACGAGACCGAGCAATGCACGGTCAAGGTCACGCGCGGAGCGAGCATCGTCACTGCTGCGACAGTCCAGCCCGAGTTGCAGGTGCAATTCGCTACCGCATGAGCAATCCGCGCGACAAGTATGGCGTTGACCGCGAGGCCGAAAAGGCGGGCGCGGTCGTCCAGTTCGACGAGTGGGAGTTCATCGTCCGCTCGTCGCTCGAGATCAATCGCCAATACAACTATGCGAGAGCGCTCGCCGCGGACAAGCGCCGGGCCGAGTTGAACGCCGGCGGCGCGCGGGCGCACGCGGTGATCGAGGACATCCTGATCGAGGCGTTCGCGGAGAGCGTGATCATCGGCTGGCGCAACGTCACCAACGGCCACGACCAGCCGCTGGAATTCAACCGTCAGAACTGCATCGAGCTGATGCAGGATTGTCCGAGGATCTGGGAAAGGATCAAGGAGGCCGCGCTCGACGAGGCGCGCTTCCGGCTCGTGACCGTGCGGGAGGACGGCGAGCAGTTGGGAAAATCCTGATCTGGCATGAGCAATATGGCGAACACATTGAAGAACTGGAGAAGGCGCAAGCGCGCGGCAAGAGAGTGCCGGCGCTCGAGGCGCGCCCGGATGTGCCGCTGTGGCTCGTGCCGGCGCTCGATGCGTGGCGCGACCTTGGCGGCAACGTCGAGTGGATGCCGATCCGCGAGTGGGGTGACTACTACGGGATAGAACTCGAATGGTTGCTGCCGGTGCTGCGGCGCGCGGCGTCGATGCTTGAGGATCACCAGAAACAACTGAGGAAGGCAAAGCGTGCAAGCACTCCCCGCGGTAGCGGCAATCCCCGTAATTAGCTCGGCGCAGCGCGGCTTGGTCTACAAGGACATCCTGCAGGTCGCCGAGCGCGACTACAGACACGTCCTGCGCACGATCGCGCTGCAGGAGGTCGCCGCGCAGTCCGACATGGGCAACAAGCCGACCGGCATGCTCGTGGACGGCCGGCGCGGGAAGGACATCGAAGAGGTCGAGCGCTCGGTGCGCGTGTGGTTCGCCGACCGCCAGGCGCTCGCCAATGCCACGATAGCCGCGCGCGAGGCCCTGATGGCGAACGGGCGGCGCGTGACCGGCGCAACGCTTGGCGCGCTCAAGTTCTACTACAGCATCGGCAAGGAACGAGGGATCACGCCGGGTGAGCCGCGGGCGATTGCCATGTCGGTGCAGAATCCTGCCGCGCTCGATCTCTACGTAGCGCTCCCGATCGTGCATGTGCGCAAGTGGCAGTGGCTCACGAAGAGCGGCGAGCGCGGCATGCGCCGCTCGCGCGACAAGAAGCGGCGCTATGAAAGGGGCACGGGCAAGGTGCGCATGGTCTCGAAATCCGTATTCGAGACGAGCGCGAAGCAGGTGCAGCGGCGCTACCCGAGCCTGGACGTGAAGGACATCTACGTCCAGGTGTCGAATCTCAACGTGGGCGGGCGCACTAGCGTCGACCGGATACCGGCGATCAAGGTCTGCATGAAAGTGCGCGGGCGGGGGCACTGATGGCCGAGACCACGACCCGGATCTACGAGCTCCAGGTAAAGCTCGCGCAGGACTCCCTCGCGCAGCTGAAGAAGCTGCAGTCGTCCACCGGGGCGATAGAGAAGCAGATTTCCGCCATGACGAACGCGGTCCAGGGCTTTGCCCTGGCGCTCCTCCCCGCGCTCTCCGTCGGCGCGTTGACTGCGTTTGTGAATAAGAGCATCGACGCTGCGGCGGCGCTCGACGACCTCTCAGAGAAAACCGGCGCGAGCGTGGAGAACCTGTCGGTGCTCCAGCAGGTCGCGCGCATATCGGGCACCGACATGGGCGTCGTCGAGGACTTCCTGGTGAAGCTCAACAAGGCACTGCACGAGTCCGACGAGGAAGGCAAGGCCGGCGCCGCTGCGCTGAAGGCGGTCGGCCTCTCGGTCGCGGAACTGCGCGCGATGGACCCGGCCGATGCCATGAAGCAGGTCGCCCTCGCGTTCAACCAGTTCGCGGACAGCGGGGCCAAGACGGCGGCGATCATGGCGCTCACGGGTAAGAGCGCGCAGGAAGCGCTGCCTTTCATGCGCGACCTGGCGACCGAGCAGGGCGTGACCGCGAAGGTGACGAAAGAGCAGGCGGCGGCCGCGGAGGAATTGCAGAAGTCGATGCGCCGTCTGGAGAACTCGTGGATCGAGGGCGCGCAGGCGCTCGCGCGCGAATTGATCCCGATGCTGCAAAAGGCGACCGACGAGATGCAGAAAGGCATCCAAATCTCTGGCGGTTTCTGGCGATCGCTGTTCGAGTTCGGCACGATCAACCCGTTCAAGAATCCGCAGGAGAACATCAAGTCGCTGAACGAGCGTCTGGAGAAGAATCAACAACTGATGGCGAAAGCCATCTCGCAGGGGCGAGCGGGCGTAATTCCTGCCTACGAGGCGCAGAACGCAGCGATCAAGCGGCAGATTGAATTCCTCAAGATGCAGTCGCAGGAGCAGGCGCTCGCGCTCCTGCCGCCGCATCAGCGCCGCGATACGCGCGGCATGGAAACGGGCGATAAGGAACTCGACTTCAGGAAGCCGGGAAGCGGTGACGCGGCCAGGAAGGCGGCAGAGGAAGCGAGAAAGGAAGCGGAGCGGCAGAGGAGGGAGCGCGAGGAGGGCATCAGGTCGCTCGTCGAGAGCATCGACCTGCAGATCGCTGCCGAGCGCGAGCTGGGCCTCGCGCTGAACGACGGCAAGAGCGGCACCGAGGCGATGCGGATCGAGGAGGAGAAACGGAAGAGGACGCTCGACGAGCTCACGGGCGCGGCCGGCGTGGTGAAGCTGATCGAACTGACGACACTCCTCGATGAGGCTTACTTCAACGGCGAGATCACGCTGCAGATGTATGAGAACGGACTCGACCGGATAAACCGCATCACGCGCGAGACGACCAAGACCACGAGCGACATGGAACGGATGCTCGAGACGCTCGCCGACAAGGTGGACGGCTACGCGAAGTCCATCAGCGATTCCCTGGTCGACTTCGCGAGCGGGGCGGACGACGCGAAGAAGTCGTTCAGCGACATGGCGACCTCGATCCTGCGAGACCTGGCAAAGATGGCAACGCAGATGCTCTTGATCGAGCCGCTGATGGCCGGATTCAAGGGCTGGATCAAAGGGGGCGCCGGCGGCATGTTGACGCCGAGTGCGCTCGGCGGGGTCTACAACTCGGCCTCGCTCTCGCGCTACTCGGGCGGGGTCTACGACAGCCCGCGTCTTTTCAAGTTCGCGCAGGGCGCCGGCGTATTCGCCGAGGCGGGGCCGGAAGCGATCATGCCGTTGAAACGCGGGGCCGACGGCTCGCTCGGCGTGGACGCGAGCGGCTCGGGCGTCATCGTCAATGTTTACAACGAGTCCAAGGCGGAAGTGACGACGCAGACGCGGAGCGACGTTAACGGCCGGCGAATCATCGAGTTGATGGTCAAGGACGCCGTCAGCGCGGGATTCCGCTCGGGCGCGTTCGACGGCGTGATGGGCACGACCTACGGACTGAACCGCCAGGGAGCGCGCTGATGCCCAATAACCCCTGGCCCCCCGAGATCAGCAAGGCGTTCACCTCCGACGCGTTCAGCGAGACGCCGCAGGAAGTCACCATCCGCACCGACATGGACACCGGCCCGCCCAAGGTGCGCCGGCGATTCATCAACCCGGTGCGCACCTACGAGTGCTCGATCGTGCTGCGGAACGCCGCCGAGTATCAGAAGCTCCGCGACTTCTACTACATCATCTGCCAGGGCGGCACCGACACGATCCTGATGCCGCACCCGATCACCGGGGTGCAGACCTCCTTTCGCTTCGCCGCGCCGCCGCAGTTCTCCGCGCTCGGCATCGCCTGGCGCGCGGCGTTCCGGCTGGAAGCGCTGCCGTGAGGACGCTATCCGGGCAGGCGGTCGCATCGCTTAATGCACTCCAGACCGGCAGCGCGTGGTTTTTCCTGATTAGCATTCATCATCCGGAATTGCCCACGCCGTATCTGTTCGTCAACAACACCCAAAACGTGGTTGCGCTCGGCAATCTCTGGACCGCGTATCCGTTCGAATTGACGCTCGCCGTCGATGACGGGCAGACCATCCCGAGCGTCGAGGTCAAGTTCGACAACGTCGACCGGATGCTGATCGAGGTCATCCGCGGGCTACCGAGTGCGCCCTCGATCAATCTCTACCTGGTTCTCAGCACTCAGCCCGACGTGATCGAGATGCGGCTCGAGGACCTGCAGATCATCGACATCAGCTACGACATGCAGTCGATCAGCGGGCGGTTGATCTCGGGCGATCTCTTGAACGCGCCTTATCCCGCCGACAGCTACGACCCGGCGCAGTTTCCGAGCGTCTTCGCGTGATGCGCGATCTCAGTCAATACGTCGGCATTCCTTACGTGGACAAGGGAGCCGATCCCGCGCGCGGCCTCGACTGCTGGCAACTGGTGCGCTTCTTCTACCGCGAGGAGCTCGGCAAGACGATCCCCGATTACATGGCGTTCTACCGCTCCTCTTTGAGCTTCGAGGAAGCGAGCGGCGCCATCGTGCGCGCGATCCCCGACTGGGTGGCGGTCGATCCGCCGCTCTTTGGCGACGTGCTGGTATTCCGCATCACGCGCGCGCCCTGGCACACGGGGATTTTCCTGGACGGCGGGCGCATGCTGCACACGGACGAGGGACACGGCTCGGTCATCGAGCCGATAGGGTCAGTGCGCTGGCGCGATCGCTTCTACGGAGCCTATCGGTGGAAGTTCTAACGCAGCGGCTCGACAAGCGTCGCTCGAGAGGCTTCGCCGAGGAGGGCATGACCTGTGCGCAACTGGTCGAGGCTTTCGCCCCGTCGATCGACGCGGAGTTCATCGTCGTCGCGGTGAACGGCGTCGAGATCCCGCGCGAGTGGTGGCCGAGCGTCACGCCGAAGGCACACGCGACGGTCATCGTCGCCATCGTCCCGGGCAAGGGCGGTGGCGGTAAAAAGAACGCGCTTGCGCTGATCGCCTCGATTGCGATTGCCGTCGTCGCGCCGTATGTGGCGGGCGCGCTGCTCGCGGGAACGGCCTACGCCGGAGGAGCGACGATCGCCTTCGGCGTCACCTACACGGCGGCGCTGAGCGGGGCGATCGGCATGGCGGCGAACCTCGCATTGGGCGCGCTCTTCAAGCCCTCGACGCCGTCGATCTCGGCGGCGAGCGCATCCACCAGCAGCGCGTCCGCGTCGCCGACCTACTCGCTGCAGGGGCAAAGTAACGTCCTCGATCCGTTCGGGCCGGTGCGCCGCGTATTCGGCACGCATCGCGTCTGGCCGGTCGTCGTCGGTCGTCCCATCGTGGAAGTCTACGGCGACGATCAATACATGACGACGCTCTACGACATCGGCGCGGGCGACTACGAAGTGAGCGACGTTCGCATCGGCGCGAGCCACATCAGCTATTTCCAGAACGCGAGCTACTACGTCCACCGCAACACCAGGACGCCGGGTCTCGCATGGTATTGGGGCGCGCGTCACGACGACCAATACAACCTGCAATTGAGTGACGGCGCGTGGCATCAGGTCGATACCGTGACGGATGCAGGCTACTTCGTCGTCACGTTCGTATTCCCGCAGGGCGTCGCGGCAATCGACCAGGCGAGCGGCGGGGCGCTCCAGAACATCGTCAAGTTCTACCTGCAATATGCCGACTACGAACAGGAGAACTGGCGACCCGTCGAGGGTTCCTATCAGTGGTGGTCCTCGCGCCCGATCAATCAGGCGTCGGGCACGAATGCGGAAGTGACGGGCGGCCAACAACTGCGCTCGGATTATTCCGCCAGCCCCAATCCGGATGACCCGGAGGGATCATGGGGAGGACCGCCGCCAGATCGAACGGACGGTGGCGACCTGCGCGTGCCGCGCGTTGGGGAGCGCGTGATCCGGCCGCGCACCTACACTTCCACGGACGGCTACCCAGTCGGCACGACAGCGATCACGCTGCGCGCGACGACCTTCGCGATGGGCGCTGGCGCGCACTTCGCATACAACGGCACGACTTACACGATACAGGGGAACGTCGGCACGACGCCCGTCATGGTCGGCATATCGCCGCCGCTGCAAACGGAAATCGTGACGCAGGTATATCTCAACGTAACGGGCGAGGATGGATACACGACGGAGACCTACGCTTCGCCGCCGCTCGTCACGCTCTACGATGTCGGCGGCACTTACGAAATCCGCGACTCACGCATCCAGCAATTGGCGCTCTCGGTCACGGTGCGCCCGACGGCGGAAATGGTTACGGGCCGGCGCTACACGATCCGCGCGCTGCAAGCGGCGGGCTTCGGCGACGACCGCACGGTCTACGGCGACATGATCCTTGCGGGCGTGACGACGATCCTCGCAACCGTGCCCGCGATCAATCTGCGAACCGAGCACACGTTGCTCGAACTGCGCGTGAAGGCGAATGACCAGGTGAGCGGCGTCCTGGAGGAGCTCTCATGCTTCGCGCAGTCGTATCTAATGGTGTATCGCGCCGGGGCGTGGCGCTACGAAATCTCCAACAATCCGGCGTGGTGTCTCCTCGAGGTGCTGCGCGGAAAGCAGAACAAGCGCCCCATCACGGACGCGAAGATCGACTGGCAGAGTTTCATCGATTGGGCCGACTACTGCGATTCCATCCATCCGGCGACGGGCAACATGCGCGCGAAGTTCGATCACGTCGTGGACTACAACACGACGATCTTCGCGCTCGCGCAGACCATCACGGCCGCGGGGCGCGCGACGCTCACGCCGGGAGACGGGAGACTGCGCGTCATCATCGACCAGCCCAGGACGACGCCGGTTCAGGTATTCACGCCGCACAACTCCAGGGGCTTCCAAGGGACGCGCACCTTCATCGAAGCGCCGCACGCGTTCCGCGCGAAGTTCATGAACCGGCACACCTGGAAGGTCGAGGAGTTCGTCGTCTACAACGACGGCTACAACTTCGGCAATGCGAGCGTATTCGAGCAGATCGAGTTCCCCGGCGTCACGCGCGACTACCAGGTATGGTGCGATGCGCGCTACCGCATGGCGCAGGGCATCCACCGGCAGGAGTCATGGACGCTCGACGTGGACCTCGAGAACCTCATCTGCACGCGTGGCGATCTCGTGCATGTCGCGCACGACGTGCCCATGCTCGGCGGACTGCCGTCGCGTCTGAAAGACGTCCACTACAACGGCGATGGATATGCCGATCAGTGGACGCTGACGGAGCCGGTCGATTTTGGGGGCACGCCGAACGCTTTCGGATTCACGATCCGCGCGCAGGACGGACTCATCCACCAGGGGCAATACGGCGCGCAAGTTGACGCCTACACCGTCGTTCCCCAGGCGCCGGTCCCGACGGGCAACGTCAGAGTCGGCGATCTCCACGTGTGGGGAGAAATGTCCCGCGTCACTTACCCGTTCCTGGTCGCCGCGATCAATCCGCAGCCCGACCTGGCGGCGTCGCTCACGCTCGTGCCCTACGCGGGCGCGGCGATCTTCGGCGCGGACACCGGCGCGATCCCGCCCTACGATCCGGTCGTCGATCACGACCTGTCCATCATCGCGCCCCCGCCGATCGCGCGCGTCACGATCCTGCAGAAAATCGTCTACGCGAATCGCCGGCCGCTCCTGACGGTCTCCTTCGACTGGCGCGACTACGTAGCGCCGACGCACGTCAACTACGAAGTGTGGCTCGCGTGGGATCTGCACGAGGGCGGCACGCCGGTCCTCCTCGGGCGCTCCAATGCGCCGCACCTGGAGTGGCTGCAGGACATCGACTTGTCCGTGCTGCGCTCCTATCCCGGCACGCACTTCTGCGTGTGGGTTCTCGGCGTCAATGCCTTCGGCGCGAAGCGCACGCTCGCCGAGACGCCCGCTACGTGTGACAACCTGATTGGCGATTTCACGAAGCCCAATGCGCCGCCTATCTTCGATCTCGATTTGAAGCGCGATTCCATCACGCTCAACTGGGAGCACCCCGGCGATCCGGATATCGACTTCTACGAGGTCCGCTACGATCCGCGCGTCGATGGCGCGACGTATGGCGCATCGACGCTTCTCGCGCCGCAGATCGCTTACCCGACGCGCTCGATGGATGTGCCGAGCAGATTGGGAACGTATTACATCAAGACCATCGACACGAGCGGCAACCGCTCGGATGAATTCGCGAGCTCGTTCACGCCGGGGGAGAACATCTGGCAACTGAACGTAATCGCCACGTGGGACGACAAGCCAGAGGGCTGGCCGGGGAGCAAGAGCAATTTCAAGCTCGCGGGCGGCGCGTTAGAGACGGAGCAGCTTACGCCGGGAACCTACGCGCAGCGCGCGGAGTATTACTACGCGGACCTCTACGACGGCGGCGCGATCTTCCAGACGCGCTTCACGAGCAAGATTGCGGGCGGCGCAGTCGCGGCGAATTCGGTCATGGCAACGTGGCTTCCGCTTGCGAGCGCGACGCCCATCGGCGGCTCGGTCGTGCTCGACACGGGCGCGGTATCCGCAATCGCGGAACTCGTGGACGTGTGGCACGAGATCAGATGGGTAACCGCCGAGGGCACGATGTCGGAATGGACACCGCTCGCATCGGCGATCCCAATCGGACTAGGCGAATCGAACTTCGGCGCGTGGCGGCGTTTCCAGGTCGGCGACTACATCGGGCAGCAATTCCAGTTCCGTCTCGTCGCTGAATACATCGGGCCGGATGCCGTGCCCGACGTGGGCGCGCTGATCGGCGAGGCGTGGATCGAGATCGATATGACGGACAGGGTTGACGGTCAATACGACGTAGCCTGTCCCGCTGGCGGCATGCGCGTTCTTTATCAGCCCGCGTTCAAGGAACGGCCCGCGCTCGGGATCACGGGCGACACCGTGAGCGTGGGGGATCGGCACGTCATCAGCAACGCCGACAGGAACGGCTTCGACATCGAGTTCCTGAACGGCGCAGGATCGGTCGCGCGGCAGTTCGATTGGCTAGCGAAGGGCTACGGCATGGAATCAACGCGCGTGATCGACGCGCTTACGGTCAAGGGCGCGCGGCAACCAGCGCGACGCGTCATCACACGGAGGGCAGCATGAGTCAATTCGATTTCGGCACGATTGATCCAAACGTAAAGACCGGCACGCAACTCGCCGCCGATCTGAATCAGTGGCGCACGGCGCTGCACTCCACGCACGCGGGCGCAGCGCGTCCCCCGTATGCGACGCCCGGAATGCTGTGGGTCGATCAAGTCAGCAGCACGGATTGGCGATTGAAGATGGCGACGGCAACCGGCGACGTGATCATCGGCGGCATGAATCCGACGACGAACATCGGCATACCGCAGCCATTTCCTGACGGCACGATCGCTGCGCCCGGTATCACATGGGCGAACGAGCCGACGATGGGCATCATCCGTTCCGCTGCGGGTTCGATGCAAATGATCGTGAGCGGCGTCGGCGTGTTAGGCGTTACAGCGACGGCGTTGGCTACTGGGACCGGGATCGCCACTACGCTCAACGGCCCGGCAAACGTGACGGGCACTTTGACTGCGAATGGATTCAACAGACTGAATGGCATGTATAGCACTGGAACGCAGGTGCCGGATGTTCCCGGTGTCGGCGTCTGGAACGATTCCGTGGAATTTTGTAGTGGGAGCTCAAACATATTTGGTCCTATAAGGCTCAAGTCAACGAGCAATCTGCGAGGCCTCGGTGTAGTGACGCCGTATGCATGGGTTCCCATAGGTGCCGGATCATCTAACGGCGATCACACGTTCGGCAATCTGTCCGGCGGCGCTTGCTTGCTTGTTCAGGGCGGCGCATATGATGGCGGCAATGCAGGCGCTTCGCTGAAAACATTTCATCAAACGCTCGGAACGGTCTATGCCGGAATCGATCTGGTAGAAACTGCGACCAATACCGGCAGCATACGATTCACTATCAATCGCACAGGCTCGTTCAACACTGCCGGTGACATGTCCATACGGAGAGTCGCGTCTGGGCATCCGCAAGTCAGGATACTTGGGAATTGGGCTGGCTCCATAGCCCTCAACGATCAAGCGCCGTTGTTGCTCGAAGGCGTCAGCGGCGGGCAACCTTCGATAGGTTTTCTGGAACCCGGAATTGTTTCGTGGTCGATACACACTCAGACCGGCGGCATGTATTGGGGACGTTCGTCTGCAAACGGTCCCGCTGGCGGATGGGATATGTATCTCACGGGAGGAACGGGTCAACTGACTGTCGGTTCAGTCAATCCGGTTTCGGATCGCAGTCTTAAACAGAACATTCGTTCATTGGGTCCATCGCTGGACAAGGTGCTGCGCTTGCATGGCATTCGTTATTTCAATCCGTTTTCGCAGCGTGAAGATATCGGTCTAGTCGCGCAGGACGTGGAACCGGAATTTCCTGAACTCGTTTTCAATAACGAACCCGCTCCGCTCGAAGCGGATCAGCCGAGTCGCAAATTCGCGTCGCTGAATTACATGGCGCTCGCCGCGCCGATCATCGAGGCGATCCGCGAGCTCGATACACGACTCAAGACACTGGAGGGCGCGCCCGCATGACCAACGGCAAGCTCGAGGACCAGGAGGTCGCCTACCTGGTGCAGGTGCTGACGACCCGCCCGCTCGGCGAGGCGCTGCCGCTGTGGCTCAAGCTGACGGGACAGGAAGTCGTGAAGGTGGGACCGAACTCGCCGACGGTGCCGGGGCCACCGCATGAAGCGCGAGGATGAACGCGGCGAGCCGCCGCTGTGGGCCGTCGCGGTCGTCGCGCTTGTGCTCGCGTTCGTCGTGATGGCGATGACCGGCTGCTCATCGCTCAAGGTGGAGGGCGCCTGCACCTATACGCGGACGGTCGAGACCTCCTACCAGTGCGAGCCCGGCAGCACCCTGGAGCACACCCGCGTCGCGCCGGGGAGCGCGCCGGAGTAGCCGACAATCGCTACATTGATGCTGCCCAAACGTCTTCGTGGATGATTTGCAGCGGGACGCCGTTGCGCTTGTGTTTCATTGCCTTATCGATCTTGGTGCCCCAACTGCCGTGCTTCCACTCGTCGCTGCCCAGGCCGCCTACCACGAGGTAGGTCAGGCGCTTGTTCACACCTTTGCTGATGACCCCGCCACGTTTAACGGTCGCTGCCTCGCAGATTGTGCGCGGTCCAAACAGGAATTCTGCGGTCATGCAGAAGCTTGCCCCTTCGAAGGTGATGCTCGATACCTTATCCAGGGCGAGTTCGTTCACTCGGGGAGACTCGGCAATAGCGTCGAGTCTCCCCCCGATGATCTGGCGCAGCGTTTCCAGCAGGTGGTCGCGCTCGACGTCGGCAATGATGCCATCTGCTAGAACGGCCTTGACGCGGGCGTGCAGAACGTCTCCTGGCCAGTCGCATGACACGACCGAGTGAGTCTCGAGCCAGCGATCAAGAAATTTGATTTCATCGTCGCTCAGGTTGCGATCGATGATTAGCCCTTCAGCAACGCCCAGGAGCTCGCTGCAGGATTGCACGAGTTGATTGCGGTATTGCCCGGCCTGCCGCGTAAAAAAGTTGGACCCCATAAAAGTAATCGCTCCTTGGTCATCCGGCCCATTGCCGACTCGGGGACTATAGGGGCCAGCGCCCCAGGGCGCTTTCCCTCCCGCGCCATTCGTTTGACCGATTGCGCCACTGAGCCGGACATTTGGCGATAGCGCCTTGCTGGAAATAAAAAGCCCCACCGAAGCGGGGCCATGGTCACGGCCGGGACTCGCTATTGCTTTTTCTTGGGTGCACATTCTTTCGAATTTTCGAGCACCCATTCCTTTAGCGTGTCGCCGATCTTCTCCACGGGACCGAGAGAGTAGTGTCCAACCACTCTCGTTTGCTGTTCGTCGATCGCAGCTACGTCTATTACCTGATAGGTGTCTACGCCGAGTCCACCATGGAGCGCGACAGTAATCGTTCCGCTCTTAGTGTCGTGATAGAGATCACCTTGAACCACCATTTGTGCGGTGATCAAGCCGGTTTGGTGGCACTTTCGGGCCTGTTCAAGAATTTTTCGGTAGACCGGCTGATAGTTTTCGGGCGCGACGAATTCATAGCGTCGCTCCGGCCCCATTTCCCGCACACCAACCGCAGTGGTGGGTGCACAACCAGCCATTGTGATCGCGAGCACTCCGGTGATAGCGGCGGTACGTGCGATCCTTGTTGAGGCAAAAAGAGTGCGTTTCATGTCGGTTCTCCTGTCCGTGCATTGCGAAGCACGACTCACAGGGAGTTTCCACGCTTAGGGTCGAGCGTTGAGGATCGAGTCGGACGTCTGTGGGCTCCCCTGAAGTCCTATGCTTGCATTCTGAGTTGACATGCTTGCATGTACACAGTAATAATGCAAGCACTTCATGAGGAGAATGCAAGCATGGAAGACGAAGTTACAGGCAGGGCAAGGGGTGGGGTAGCGCGGGCGGAGGCGCTAACTCCGGAGCAGCGATCCGAGATTGCCGCCAAAGCTGCCCAAGCGCGGTGGGATGCGTCAGTGCCCAAGGCAACTCACGAAGGGAATCTGAAGATAGGAGAACTACAACTGCCGGTCGCGGTGCTGTCGGGAGGCGTTCGCGTGCTCACCAGCAAGGCGTTAATGACTGCGCTGGGCCGTCCGTGGAAGGGCACTTACAAGCGTACCGGACTGCCCAATTTTATCGGCGCAAGTAACCTCTTACCGTTCATAAATCAAGAGTTGCGTGATGTACTGCAGCCCATTGAATACCAGCCGATCAAGGGCAAGAAGATCTTGGGTTATCGCGCTGAATTACTCCCGCTGGTCTGCGATGTGTACCTCGCTGCAAGGGCCGAAGGTGGCGCTTTGACTCCGGGGCAAATGCCAACAGCCGCTCAGGCTGAGATATTGGTGCGTAGCCTCTCCAAGATCGGCATAGTCGCGCTCGTTGACGAGGCGACCGGCTACCAGGATGTACGGGACCGGCAGGCCCTCCAAGCAATCCTCGACAAGTACCTGACCGCCGAGAAAGCGAAGTGGGCAAAGACCTTTCCCGATGATTTCTATAAGAAGCTATTCCGGCTCCGGAAATGGGAATACAACCCCATGTCGGTAAAGCGCCCGCCTTTGGTCGGCAAGCTCACCAACAACATCGTCTATGACCGGCTTGCGCCGGGAGTGCTGGACAAACTGGACGAGCTAAACCCGAGGACTGAGAAGGGATACAGAAAGGAAAAGCATCACCAGTTTTTTACTACTGACTATGGCATCCCCGAACTGAAGCAGCACATCCTGAACTTGATGTTCCTGATGGATGCTGCCGACGGATGGAAGTCCTTTCTGGTTATGCTCAACCGTGCCTCACCGAAGAAAGGCAGCACGCTTGAGTTGCCCCTGAACGAAGCGACATAGAGGTGCAGTGTCCCCGAGCCTTTAAAAGCCGCGCCGGCCGGGGGGGGGCTGTGGGGTAGGGCTACCCGGCCCCTACCAATGCGTCCTGCGCGTCACCGTCGGAGCGCACGGGGCCATCGTAGGGCCTGGTAACCCACCAATCATCAGACGTCTTTGCCATGCCGGCGGCGCGCATGTCAGCCGGCGTCATGCAGCGCCGGTCCACGCCAAAGCGCCCGACCCGGTGCATGTCGAAGGCGGCGTCCGAACTGAAGTACTCCCCGCCGCCCGAGCACTGGCAGCGGCTGTCAGTCAGTTTGCGAGTCGGTCTCATGTCGCGGCCGGCACCGGAAACTGTCTATTACTCATTTTCCGCTATCTGTTCGATCAAAGGGTTATGGGCTGAGAACTCCGCGTTCATAGCGCCAGAATAATAGACACTCGACGACCAAAAACGCCTGAGTATCAGTCGTTTATCTTCATTTTGAAGTAGAATGTCACCTTTTATGGAGTAACTTAGAATCAAGTACTTAGGCTCGTTTTGTCTATAATTGTCTATTATTCCTATTCCAGTGTCATTCAGCCCGCCTTGCCTCGCGGTCCATGCACGAGCGTGGCCTGCCGGTTGCGCGTGTAAATCTTCGTCGTCGAGCTCGCCGAGTGCGCGAGCAATGCCTGCGCGTTCGCGAGTCCCTGACCCGGCAGCAATCCAGCCTCGGTCTCAAGATCGCTCGCTGCCTTAGCTCGCAGGTCGTTCAAGTTCGCCTTGGGCACGCCAGAGGCGGCGACGGTCTGCGCCCACTCGGTGCGCAACATGTCGTAGCGCATGGCCTGGCCCTTGCGCATGGGCAGCAGGTAGCGCGTGATCGGCTGGACCTTGCCGGACAGATCCCGGGCGCGCTGCACCGCCTCGCGGAGCTCCGGGGTCCAGGCGACGATGATCTTCTTCCCCATGCGCCTGGTCTTCTGCGGCAGGAACCAGATGCCCTGATCGACCAGCTGGGCGAGCTCGATGCGCAGCACGTCCTGGATGCGCTGGCCGGTGCGGTAGGCGAGCTCCATGACGATCTGCAGGAGCGGCGAGGCCTGGCGGTAGATCGTCGCGTACTCCTCGTGCGTGATGTAGCGATCGCGCCGGACGGTTTGCAGCGGGCTCACCTCGAGGGCCGGGCTCGACTTGATCACGCCATCCTCGACCGCGAGCTCCAGCGCGAGCCGGATGACGCTCAGGTATAGGTTGAACTTCGCCGGCTGGCCGCGTAGCTGCCGGCGCATCGCATAGATGTGCTTCGGCTCGACCTGCTCGACGGTGAACTTCTCGAAGCTGGCCGTGAGTGTCTTGATCGCCCAGGCGTACTGGATCTCCGTGCCCTTCGACTTGCCGGCGGTAATGACCGGCAGCGCGTGCGCCAGCAATTGCGGCATCGACATCGGGCCCTCGCGTTGCCCGCCCTGGGCCGCAATTACCTTCGAGAGGGCGAGGAATGCATCCGCGATGTTGGTTGCGAGCCGCGTCCACTTGCCTTTGTAGACGTAGTGAAACGCGCCGTGCTTTTGATGCACGTAGCGCGGGAGTCCGGCGTTTCCGGGTTTGCGTGGTCGTGCCATGTTGCCCTTTCGTTAGAAATAACTCAGCCGCCGCGGGACCGCTTCCCGGCCAGCGCCCCGAGGTTCAGTACAGGCTCGGCGCTCGCGGGCTCGGGCGGCGTCTCGCTAAAGCGCGCCAGCATGGCGGCGACGAGGGCTCGCGAGACAACCGGCGAGCCGTCCGGGCGTACGGCATGGCGCACACCCATCTTCGAAAGCACGCGCTGCTGCGCCTTGTAGCGGCGCTTGCCGGTCAGTTCCACGAGCTCGGAAGGCGTGAGCAGTGAGCTCTCGTTCGTCATTGCGTTGTCCCTTCTCCTATGCGGCCGCCCTGGTCACGTCCCCCAGGCGCTCAAGCTGCCCGATGACGTCCTCGACTTCCGCCAGAAACTTGCGTACCTCGCGCTCCAGGTTGTCGATGTAGGCCTGGTCGCGCTCGACCCGCTGCACGTAGAGCTGGAAGCGCTCGGGCATGCGCGGGTCGTAGGAGACGAAGTCCCACCACCGGCGCCCGGTTATCCACAGGCCGCCCTGGATCTGTGGCAGGTGGCCGCGGTCCATGCCTTTGAGAAGCGCGTCAAGGTGGGTCGCGGTATTGGGCACCTTGATCTCGAGGCCGCCGTCCGACCCGATCAATCCGTCGGGCGAGGCGCCGGCCGCGAGCTGCGGGTGCTTCAGGAACCCGCACTGCGAGACCATGTTGCCGGTCGTGCTTTCGTAGGCGATCCTCGCATACGGTTCCTGTTCCGTGCCGAAGCGCATCTCGGCTGACTGGAAGTGCTCGGCCGGCACGCCGGTCAAACGCTCGCACACGACCTCGGCGCGGTAGTTCCTCCGGGTCGCCGCCTCGCCGCTCCTGATTGTCGCCAGCACGTCGGCGAAGCGGCTCGCGGTACAGTAGCCGCAGCGCGCGACGAACCACTCGGGGCTGCCCTGGGCCAGCTCGATGCTCACGCCGCCGCCTCGGTAAACTCGGCGTGGCGCACGTCGTAGAAAGTCTTGTAGGTCTTCTTCTCCTCCGGGGTGAGGCCCTGGAAGATCTGCGCCAGCTCCTTCACCGACTTCGCCGCCCTGAGCCCGTCGTGTTCGTTCACCACGTCCTCGGGCGCCACCGGCACGAACGTCCCGTCGATCGCGTCCTGGATGGTGAGGCGCTGGGTGCCCACTTCGGCGCTATCGTGCAGGATGATCGCGGCCTCGAGCTCCGGTGTCGCCGGCAGGTACTTCAGCACCTGCAGGAGCGGCACCTTGCGCGCGTACATCTCCCAGTTCTCGAAGCTGTAGTGCTTCTTGCCGATCTTGTTGAAGCGGTCGCGGTGCTTCCTGATGCGCCCGGCCGACCAGAGCTCGATGACCGGCCAGTCCGAGCCTTTGACGCGCCCGACGGCGTAGGCGTAGGCGATGCGCGTGGGGTCTTCCTCCCGCGTGATCTCGGTCACCTTGAGCATGGGCGAGTCGCCCTGCTGGTACTCGAATTTCTGCCCCTCGTAGATGACCCCGGTCCACACTGACGCGCGCCCCGAGCGGTTGGCGAGCTCCACCAGACCCTTCCAGCCGGGCACGAACTGGCAGACGTTGCCGTAGGGAATCAAGTAGCAGCGGCCGTTCAGTCCCGGCTCGAGCCCGAGCTGCGCGGCCTGGATGACCGCGGCGAAGACGGATGTAGGGTCGCACTGGGCGAGCTGGGGCGTCATGCGGTAGCAGGTGAGGGCGATGCGCGTCATGCGATCGGCGTTGAGGTGCTTGGGCAGCGCGAGTGCGATCTGCGCCTTCTGCTGCTCGAGCAACGCCGGGAAGTTCCTGTCTGCTGCGGCCATGAGGGTCTCCTATTCAGTGTGTGGCGAGCTCGACGCGCTCGGCCAGATAGCCGGGGAACGACAGCCTTTCCTCCTCGGCCAGGTCGACCGCGCCGGCGATGGCGAACGCAGCCAGGACGAACGCCAAGTAAAGCGCGATGCGGAGGGTCATTTCTTCGTCTTCAACCGCTCGGCCAGCATGGCGTCGGCGAAGGCATAAGCGTCGTTTGCAAATGCTGCAGCCTTCTCTTCCCTGGTATCCAGATCCGTGTTTCCGCAGAAACCGGTTAGCGCCGCTGCCGCGAAGTAATCGCGCAGGCTCATGCCCTCATGCCCCGTGGGTCCGCCAAACGGTCTCGGAAATGCCGGAATGTCTGTCATGACTTCCCCTTCCTCTCGGCGTCGATCTCGCGCGTGGCGACGTAGCAGGCCCTGAGCAGAGCGAACACGACGACGAGGAGGGCGACCTCTAGCCAGGTCACGGCCGACGCTCCTGCCGCTTCAGCAGCGCGGCCTCTTCCTTCAGATGCTCGTCGCGGTCCTCGAGATCCTTGCGAATCTCGGCCAGGTCGAATTCCAGGAAGTCTTCTATGGCTCTCTGAATGTGCTGCGCCAGGACGTTCGCGGCATCAACCAAGATCTCCGTAGGCAAGTCCTCGTCGTCGAGGAAGCAGAGCGCGAGGTCGTGGCAGCGGGAGTCGTAGCTCCCTCGCTTTGCGCTCACTTCTTCCACTCCCTGGGCGTTGACTGCATGAGCTCGCGCTCGAGCTGGCGGGCGAATTCGGCCCACCAGATCATTTGCTCGCGTATCCGTACCGTTGTGCGCACTAAGGCGTTGTGGTCGGCGAGATCGGCAGGGTCGAGGACCAGCGCCGGCAACTGCGCCACGAAGTTGTCCACCCTGGGGGTGTCGCTCTTAGCCGGGCGCCGGCGTTCTCGGACCTTGAGTTTCTCCACCAGGCTGCGGTTGCGGGTCATGGGGCACCTCCGAGGATTATCGGGAGATTGTGATAACGCCAACGTCATTGAGACATGCTCAACGCAATGCAGAAAAAAGGGAAGCGTCACGGACCCGCCGCGGGCCTCCAGGGGAAAGGGGGTCATTCGTTGCCTAACTCCGAGGGCCGTCTGCAGAGAGCACGCGCATGGCCCAGATCGCCGTCACATTCTGGCGGATATTGTCGGCGAGCTGGATGCTTACGGTGCCGCTCTTGTAGCCTTCGGTCAGATAGCCGAGCCACATCTTGCCGTCGTGCTCGCCGATCAGCGCGAGCCGATTCAGCAGTTGCGCCGGCTCCTCGCGCAAGCCCGAGACGAACAAGATCCAGCGATCGAAGGCGGCGAGGCGGGAGAAATGCGTGCGCACCTGGAGCGCATAGGCTCCTTGCGGCAGGTCGCGCGGCGCGTCGACCTCGGCCTCGTCGCCCTTCGCGAGCAGGGTCACAGCGCCGTCGCTCTCGACCCGTCCAATGAGTTTCACCTGTGGCGCGATGTCGATGCCCGCGCGCTTGAGCACTTCCTGCACGCCTCTCCCGATCTGGGCCGAGATGATGCGCGCCTCGTCGATGCGCAGCGCGCGCTTGCCCTGGTACAGCATGGAGACCGACGCGGGATCGCAACCGAGTAGCTTCGCGACGCTGCGTTGCGTCAGGAGGCCACATTCGCGAAAGCGCTGCTGAAACCATAATCTATCGAATCGTCCTCTGCTCATACGGCGGTTTCCCTTCTTTTTTCCTCCACCCCGTATTCGGCGGTTGCGCGTTGAGGTTTTCTCAATATAATTGCGCTTAACTCTACGATTCATACCATTGTGCCTTTTCGTAGCGAATCGGTCAACAGAGCCATTATATGGCACTAACTGCATGAATCAGACGGGAAAAATGACCGGCCAGCGGTGCGAGCCGGCCGCCTCGGTCATCGCCAAGTTCGGCGGCGTGCGCGCCCTCGCGCGCGAGCTCAGCCTCGACCCCTCTGCCGTCAGCAAATGGCAGATAAGCAAGGGTGGCGCGGGGCTCATCCCGGCGAAATATCACTGGACGCTTCTAAAGCTCGCGCACGCGAAAGCGGTCGCCCTCACCGCCGGCGACCTGGTCGGGCATCCCTAGCAAGCCCTGGGCACGGAAGGCTAGGCGATGAACCGCACGACCCGCGAGCAGCTCCACCGCGAACTCCTCGAGCGCCTGGCCGGCAAGCGCCCGGTCCGCGTGATCGTGATCGAAACCTTCGGTTGCGGTCACGCCAGGGCGTACAACACCTGGGTCGATGCCAACGGCCAGAGCCGGTGCACCGCGTGCCGGCAGGCGCGGAGGAGGGCCGCATGACCGAGGAGCCCGTCACCGTGCGTCTGTACGGCACCGAGGAGCCCATCCCCGTCACCGTCCCCGAGCGCCTCGTCACGCATTGGGATGAGAAGGGCTCGTATCAGTATGTCGCGCTCGGGATCAATGTCCCGCACTGCCCACATTGCGATGGAAGTGAGTTCCAGGACGTGACGTGCGCGCAGGAGGTGGCGTGTAAGACGTGTGGGGTCGTGGTGCTGCTCGAGGACCTGAAGGCGTGAAGATCAGTAACCGGGAGTTGTGGCAGTCAGGCCTCCTCTGGGGTGATCCGACGGCGATCGGTGCCCACGATCCTGGGCCTAAACGAACGAACAAACACTTGGAGCAGGGCGTGCTCAACGCGGTCATGAAGACGCTGCGCTATCACCCGAAGGTGGTCTGGTTCGCGAGAATCAATTCGGGCGCCTACAAGACCCCGGACGGGCGGTTCGTGCGCTTCGGTTTCCCCGGCTGCCCTGACCTCCTGGGGCAGTTGACGGACGGGCGCATCCTGATGATCGAGTGCAAGGCGGAAAAGGGACGGCTCACCGACGAGCAGGAATTCATGCTCGCCAAGTGCAGGGCCAATCACGGCGTCGCCGGTGTCGCGCGAAGTATTGAAGATGCCTTGTCGATATTGGGGAGTTAATGAGCAAGTCCCAGAAGCCCGGGTCGTCGGACCCGGGGGCCTCTGCCGATTTCTACGGCGACGGCACCGATGGGAGCCTGGTCAATCATGCGGCGAACGTACTCGCCAAGCGCAAGGCCTCGAGGGGCAAGAAACGTCGAGTGAACGCGCTCTTTCCCACGCCGGCCACGGCAATGGTGGAGTCGATAGTGGAACGCCTGTCGATGTGGCGCGAATGCGGCCTTGAATTGAACGACAGGCAAGTCCCGTTCTGCAACGAGCGAAACGCCTGCCAGTTGCTGCAGAACCACCCGGACTGGAAAACGCGGATCTGGTTCGATGAATTTCATGGCCGCGTCTATCGCCTGAACGGCGCGGCCGTTCCCGAGCAGTGGCTCGACACCGACGACATCGAGGCCGCGGTATGGGTGCAGCGCGACTGCGGGATGCCGAAGATGGGGGTAGACATCGTGCGCCGGGCGGTCAACCTGGTCGCGCGCAAGAACACCCAGAACGAATGCCGCAACTGGCTCGAATCGCTCCATCACGACGGCATCGAGCGCCTAGAGCACTTCCTGACCGACGTAATGGGCTCGGCCGATGATGAGTACACGCGCTGCGCGTCGCGCAATTTCTGGTTGTCGCTCGCCGCTCGGGCGCTCCAGCCAGGCTGCCAGGTGGACAACATGCTGATTCTCGAGGGCGCGCAGGGCATCGGCAAGTCGAGCGCGCTGCGCCTGGTCGGGGGTGATTGGTATTCGGAGGCGCACGAAAGCCTGCGCGACAAGGATTTTTTTCTGTCGTTGCAGGGGAAGCTCCTGGTCGAGATCACCGAGATGGACGCCTTCGGACGTGCCGACACCGCGCGCGTGAAACAGGTGGTGACGTGCCGGGTCGATCGCTACCGCTCGCCCTACGGGGCGCGCTCGCAGGATCACCCGCGCTTTACCGTGTTCTGCGGCACCACCAACGACAACGGCTACCTGCGCGATGCGACCGGGGCGCGGCGTTTCTGGCCGGTGCGCTGCGGAGAGATCCGGCTGGAGCTCCTGCGCGAGCAGCGCGAGCAGTTGTTCGCGGAGGCGGTGGCGCGTTTCCGGCGAGGCGAGCCGTGGTGGCAGATGCCGGAGGAGGCCACGCGCCAGGCGCAGGAGGACCGGCGCCATGCCGATCCGTGGGAAGACGCGATCCTGTCGTTCGTCTCGCTCAGGACACGGGTGTCGATACCGGATGTGCTGGGGGATCTAGGGCTGGAGGTGAAGCACTTCGACAAGCAGGCACAGATGCGGGTGGCCGATGTGCTGACGGCGCACGGCTGGAGAAAGTCCCGTCAGTGGGAGAAGGGCAGGTATCTGCGGCTATGGACGAACGAGACGAGCTAGAGCGCGAGATAACTCTCGAGCCCTGCGGGCACTCGCAGCGGTGGCATGGCCTGTGCAAACGGTGCTGGAAGTTGTTGGGCAAGAACGTGCCGGGCCTGGAAGTGAGGATCTGGCGGGCGTGGCAGGCGATGGTGACGGCGCAGGCTCGCGGTGCGCCGAATGTCCGGGCGCGCGAACTTGCCTATGAGCAGGCGGTCAGCCAGGCGGTGAAATGGGTGGCGGAATACACTCGGCGCGAGTCACCGAACCTAACCCACCTCCATCCAGGTGGGTTAGTAGGTGGTCCGCACATTTCCGGTTTTAAACCAACTACTTTACCCACCTAACCCACCTAACCCACCTAAAGGATAAAGAGGTTATAGATATATGGGAGAACACATAGAGAAAAGGAGGGTTAGTTGGGTTAGGTGGGTTCAAGCCATGAATCGAAACGTGAATTTACGGACCACCTCGTCATGCATAGGTGGTCCGTCAGGTGGTCCGGAGGTGGCCGCATGAAACACGACGAGGAGGACAACCTGCCCTTCATCGTCATCGCGGCGATCGTGCTGATGGTCTCTGCCTTCGTGCTGGCGTGGGTGCTGGCATGATCCGGATCATGCGCCTACCTGGACGTGTGTTTATCGGCTTCATCCGCCAGCAGATGCCGAGTTTCCGCATCCATAAGCGCAAGGTCTATAAGACGTGGAGTTGCGCGGTAACGTGCGGCACGAGGACGCGCCAGTGGACGCACTGGTTTGACGTGGTGCTGCCGTCGTGGTGGAAGCGATGAAGCCCGACGTGCTGGCGTGGGTGCTCGCGTGAGATACCGGACGCGATGCAGTAATTGCGGCAAGCACGTTCGCTACAGATCGTGCGGTATGTCGCACGGCTTCCTTCACTTCAAGTATTACCAGAGAAGAAGGAAGGAGAAGCCGTGAAGCGCTGGCCGCTCATCCGCCACATCCGCTACCTGTGGCTGTCGTGGAAACTTCGCAGAATTGCGGGCAGACTGCCGACGAACGCAGAATTGGCGCTGCTCAACGACGTGTGGGAAGGACGATCATGAAGGGCACGGACCCGTTCTATTCCTCGAACGCCTGGCGGGAGCTGCGCTACAAGGCGCTCAAGCGTGATCACTGGAAATGCACGATCTGCGAACGCAGCGTGCGCGGCAAGGGCGAAAGCCGGGTTGATCACGTCGAGCCGAGGCGCAAGCGGCCTGACCTGGCGCTCGTGCTGTCGAACCTGCGCACGTTGTGCATAGACTGCGATGCGAAGCGGCACAGTGCGAAAGGCGGCAACCATGTCGAGCGCATGCCGGTCGCGATCGATGGGCTGCCGTCAGGTTGGAGATAACGCCATGACCCGCTTGAGAGAGCTTACCGAGCGTCAGCTGCGTGAGGCCGAGGTCGAGCGCTTGACGGCGAAGCATATGATCCCCGCATGCACTGGTCATACTGCGCTTGTGGTGACACTACTCGATGACGACGACTATCATGAAGATGAGGTGCCTATCGTCGGATGGTTGTTCGATCACTACGACCTCAATGCCGGATGTGGGATAGCGAGGCCGATTCTTGCGTATGCGCCGTGCTCGACTCAAAGGATCGGCATTCTGACTGCAGAAGGCTATGTGATTGAGAATCTATCGACGGAGATCCGTGGCCGCGACGAATTCATCACGGAAATGCTGGCGGATCTGAGAAAGCGGCGGCGGTCGAAGCCAAATCGACGGGGGAGTGCGACCGAGTCCGGCGGGGGGGAAGCGAACGACTCGAAGCGAGCCGGCGCACCGGCGGCCGATAGGTTCCTTCGCTAAATCGGTATGAAGCAGAGGGGTCGTAAATCTTCGCTGGCGGTCGTCGCGACCGATATTCGGGGCGTCACCCGCCTCGGGCCGCCGGCTAGCCTGATACACGGGGCCGAGCGCGCGGTGTGGCTGCGCACGGTCAATTCCCGGCCTGCGGAATGGTTCGGGCCCGAACACGAGCCGTTGCTCGCGAATTACTGCCGGCACGTCGTGGGAGCGGACGTGATCGCCGCGCAGTTGGACCGGGTTGACCCGACATCCCTGGAGGGCGACGAAGGGCTCGCGCGCTACGAGCGCCTGCGCCGGCTGCTGCTCGCCGAGACCAGGGCGGTGCAAAGGCTGGCGCACTCGATGCGGCTCGCGCAGGTGACGCTTTATCGCGCCGAGGCCTCGGCGACGAGCGTCGAGCAGGAACCCAGGCGCCTGCCGTGGGCAAGCGAGTGACGCGCGGGCAGCGCAACGCCGCCTGGATCGAGGACTACTGCCGGATACCGGAGGGCCGGCTCGTCGGCCGGCCGGTGAAGCTGACGGCGCACCAGAAGCGGTGGCTGCGCCGGATCTACGACACGCCGACGCGGACCTTCATCCTGTCGATGGGACGGGGCAACGCCAAGACAGCGTTCGCGGCGTTCCTGCTGCTCCTGCACCTGTGCGGTCACGAAGCGCTGCCCAATAGCCAGCTCTTCTCGGCGGCGCAGTCCCGTGACCAGGCGGCGATCCTCTTCGGGTATGCGGCCAAGTGCGTGCGCCTGTCGGTGGACCTGGCCGCAGTGGTGGTCGTGCGCGAGACCGCGAAACAGCTGGCGTGCCCGAAACTCGGGACGCTCTACCGGGCGCTCTCCGCGGACGCCTCGACGGCGCACGGGCTCTCGCCGGCCTTCGTGGTGCACGACGAGCTCGGGCGGGTGCGCGGACCGCGCTCGGAGCTCTACGAGGCGCTCGAGACGGCGCAGGCGAAGCAGCCGCGGCCGCTCTCGATCGTCATCAGCACGCAGGCGCCGGGCGATGCCGATCTCCTGTCGGTGCTGATCGACGACGCGCTGCGCGGGGAGGAGCGGGAGAGGAAGATCGAGCTCTACACGGCGGCCGCTGACCTGGACCCATTCGGGCTGAAGGCGATCAAGGCGGCCAATCCGCACTTCGGCGAGTTCATGAACCAGGGCGAGATGCTGCGCCAGGCCGCGGAGGCGAAGCGCCTGCCTGGCGCCGAGGCGGCGTACCGCAACCACGTGTTGAACCAGCGCGTGGCGCTCGAGCACCAGTGGCTGGCCCCCGGCGTGTGGAAGGCGTGCGGCGCCGCTCCTGATCAGGCGATCTTCGCGGACGGGCGCACGGTGGCTGCCGGGCTCGACCTCTCGCAGCGGAACGACCTGACCGCCTGCGTGCTGGCCGCCCAGGACGACGCCGGCAGCGTCCACCTCCTGCCGTTCGTCTTCACGCCCGAGCGCGGGTTGCCCGAACGCGAGCTCCGGGACCGGGCACCGTACACCGCCTGGGTCGCGAGCGGACACCTGGTCGCAGTGCCGGGCGCCACGATCGACTACGATTTCCTCTTCCAGTGGCTGCGCATCCGCCTGGACGACCTGGGCGTGCGGGTCGATGTTTGCGCGTTCGACCGCTGGCGCATCGTCGAGGCGAAGTCGGCCGCCGAGCGTAACGGCTTCGTAGTCAACACCTGGTTGGAAGTCGGCCAGGGCTACCAGTCGATGAGCCCGCGCGTGGAGCACTTCGAGACCCTCCTCTTGCAGCAGAAGCTGCGCCACGGCGCCCATCCGCTGCTCAACATGGCGGCCGCCAGCGCGATCGTGGTGCGCGATGCGGCGGGAAACAGGAAGCTCGACAAGTCGCACACGACACAGCGTATTGACCCGCTGGTGGCCGCGGTGATGGCTGTAGGTGTCTTCATGGTTACGGCGCCAGCGTTCGATGTCGCCGCCCTGATCGCATGAACCCGGACAGAAAACGCGAAATCGAAACACGCGCCGCTGAAGCGGCCAGTGTGTCCGCGCCTATCGACTGGCCGGCGATCCTTAACGAGATCGACGCCCGCGGCCTGCGGGCTTCCGAACTCGCGCGCGCCGTCGGAACTTCGTGGTCGGCCCTGGCCGCCCTTCGCTCCGGCCGCAACGCGGAACCGCGCGACCTACTCGCCCGCCGACTACTCAGGGTGCTCGACTGCCTGCGCGGCGAGGTTCCACATGAAACGTATTTTTATGCGAAATCGAGCGCAGGAAAAATCACACAATAATACGATTGTGCTGCGCCCAGACTCGCGCGCACAATCCCGGGCATGTCTGAGTCATATCAGGAATGCCCCTGCGGCTTGCCTGGAGCGCGCAGGGCGCGTCGGCAAGCAGGGGTCAAGGGGCAGGGAAGGCTCCGCTCCCAATGACCTCCAATCGTCCAGGCAGGCGCGAGCGCGAGGACGAGCGGCGCAAGCAGGACGATCAATCACAGCGTAAATCCATCGCGCGAGCGGTCGGTGGCTCCTCGGGAGTTCACCGGTGCCCGCCGCCATCGCTGACCTAGTCAAAAGCTTCCCGCTCACCCTCGAGAAGTCCGCCGCGCCGGAATTCGACGCGCGCTTCGTCCTTTCCGCCTCCTCGCCCGATCGCGTCAAGGACACGATCGACCCGGCCGCCTACCAGCCGCATCTCCGCAAGCGGCTCATCGCCCTTTGGCAGCACGAGCGCGAGAAGCCGATCGGCTACTGGCAAAACCTGAAAGTCGAGGCCGGCGCCCTGGTTGGCGAGATCAAGTTCGCCTCGACCGCGCTCGCGCAGATGGTGAAAACCCTCATTGCGGACGGGGTGCCCCTGGGCGCCTCGATCGGCTTCCGCGCCAAGGGCGAGCCGAATGACATCGGCGGCCTTCACTTCCGGGAGCTCGAGCTCCTCGAGACCTCGATCGTCAGCGTGCCTGCGCACCCGCGCGCGGTGCAGATCGCCAAGCAATTCGGTTTCTCGCTGGACGCCGTAGGGCAGCTGCCCGCGATCGGCGCTCCGGCGTCGTCCTCCCCGTCGGCAGTTGCCGCTAGCAGCAGTCCCAAACGGAGTAAAGCAATGGGCAAGACCATTTCTCAACTTGTCGTCGAGACGCAGGAAAAGCAAGTCGAGCTGGTCGACCGGCTCGCGGTCGAATCAGGGAAGCTTGGCGAGAGCGCCGCCGGCACGGACGAGTTCACCACGCAGAAGGCCATCGTCGATGGCATCGACGCCGAGCTGCAGGCGGTCGACGGCAAGCTCGCTTCGCTGAAAGCCGCCGAGGCCCGCCTGGCGAATGGCGCGCAACCGGTGAGCGAGCAGGTCGGAAGCGCGAACATCGTCCAGTTCCGCGACAAGTCGAAGGACACGGAGAATCTCTTCGGGAAGCTGGCGCTCTGTATCTACGAGAGCAGCGTCAAGTCGATGGACGTTGAAACAGTAGCGGCGCGGCGCTTTCCGAATTCGCAAGCCGTCGAAACCATCGTCAAGGCGGCAGTTAATCCCGCGATGAGCAACGTGGCGGGATGGGCGCAGGAATTGACGCGCACGGGTTACGGGCAATTCATGGACATGCTGCGCGCGCAGGCACTTCTGCCGCGCATCGTGCCGCAGGGACAGTCGCACTCGTTCGAAGGGAATATGTCGATCACGATTCCCATTGCTGCGGGCGGGCCGACTGACTTGTCGGGAGCGTTTCGGGCTGAAGGCGCGCCGATTCCCGTGAAGCGCACGACGTTCGCATCAGCAGTGCTGACGCCAAAGAATCTCGGCGTGATCGTCACGGCGACGGCGGAAATGTTGCGGCGCTCTGCTATCGATCTCGCGGGTTATCTGCAACGGCGCATGGTGAGTGACACCGCGACGCTGCTCGATCAGGTTTTCCTGAGCAATAGCGCGGCGACGGCGGTCTCGCCCGCTGGCATTCGCGCAGGGCTCGCTGCCGGTGATACGCGCGCCTCGACGGGCGCAACTGCGGCGGCGATCCAGACCGACATCAAAGCGATGCTGACGGCACTGGCGACGGCGAACATGGGCGGGCCGAACACGCGCTGGCTCATGCATCCGAAAAACTATGTCGCCGTGTCGTGGCTGCAAACAGCGACGGGAACGCGAGTGTTTCCGGAAACGACGAGCGGGACACTTGCGGGCTATCCCGTCGTGCAGTCAACGACGATGGACCCGGCAATAGTTTTGCTCGTTGATTTCGATTACTACTCGTTCGCGATTGGTGCGCCCGCGTTCATGGCGAGTCTGGAAGCGACGCTGCACGAGGACAACGCGCCCGCGCCGATCTCGGCAACGGGAACGCCCAACGTGGTGGCGGCCCCCACGCGATCTCTATACCAGACGAACACATGGGCCTTAAGAATGCTGCTAGACGTTGACTGGGCAAAGATGAGGACGCCGGGGCCGGTGCAGGAATTGACTGCTGTTGCTTGGTAGGAAAAGAAAATCGGCGCGACGTTTCGCGACGCCGCGCCGACAACGGGGAGCGAACGAAACGCGGCAAGTTTTTCACAACCTCATTACAGGAGTGCATTCATGATTGCTCTGATTATTCCATTGCCGGAACTGGGTAGCGGCTATCCGTCGCAAGGTCTGCCCGGCGGCCCGCCGGTTTATCCGGGGCAAGGTCTGCCCGGTGGTGGTTTTCCGGGACAAGGCTATCCCGGTCAAGGTCTCCCCGGCGGTCCCGGTCATCATCCGGGGCAACCGCTGCCGCCGTTTCCTGGCCTGCCTGGTCAAGACCTGCCGAATTTTCCTGGCCTGCCTGGTCAGCCGTTGCCTCCTGGAGGAATCGCGGGTCAGCCGCTGCCGCCGCTGCCGACCGTTCCGGGAAATCAACCCGGACAACCCGCGCTGCCGATCGCGCTGCCGCCGCAACACGGAACGCTGCCCATCTTTCCGGCAACGCCTGGGAATCCGCTGCCGATCCCTCCCGGCGTGATCTGGCCACCGCTCGGACCTAATGCGCCGCAGGGCAAGGCGATTGCGCTCGTCGCGATCTCTGGCGTCGGTTATCGCTGGACCGTGATCGACACGTCGCTGTCAGTGGGCTGGCCGTTGCCGCCGTCGCCGCCCGCAGCGCAACCAAAGTAACTCTCCCCCGGTACGCGGGCGTAGCTGGCCGGATAGCTCGCCCGCGTTTTTTCTGAAAGGACGACAGCATGATTGAGTTCCTCGTCTACCTGCTCGTTCTCTGCCTGGTGTTCGGGCTGATCTATTACGCGCTGGGTCTCCTGCCGCTGCTGCCGCCCTTCAAGAACATCGTGATGGTCATTCTCATCCTGATTTTCATTTTGTTGCTGCTCGGCGCGATCTTTGGCGCGCTGCCGCTGCCGAAATGGCCGCGTTACTGAGGAGAAGCGCATGGCTCTCGTCTGGGCATTTCAACCGCTGCCGGAACTCAACAACGCGCTCGAATTCGTCGAGTGCGATGACACGCTCGCCGCGCTCCTCATCGAATCGGGAAAGGCGCAGGACCCGCGCGTGGGCGGGCTGGCGCTGAAAGAGATCACGACCGCGCCGCCGGCGAAAGTCGAGAACTACGATCTGTCGCCGCGCGCGCAGGAATACGACACCAAGGACATGACCGCGAAGCCGCGCACCACGCCGCGCAAGTGACATGGGGCTCGTCGAGCGCATCAAGTCCTTCTTCGGCGGCGGCGTCGAGGGCAGCTACCGCGGACCCGCCGTCGGCTATTCGCACTGGGGGAACCCCTTCCCGGTCTCGTTCGGTGACGGCTTCCAGGCCGGACTCACGCTCGACCACCGCAGCGCGCAGTGCGTGCCGATCGCGTATAGGTGCGTGATGGCGACCGCCAAGGCGATCGCGACCTGCCCGCCCGCGCACAAGGTCATAGGCAGCGGCGGCAGGCGCGTCGCCTCGACGACCTCGCCCGCCTCGCGCGTGCTCCGGAAGCCCAACGACTACCAGACCTGGCCCCAGTTCATCCTGAACGCGATCGCGACCGAGCTCTTCGAGGGCGAGGCCTTCATCCTGATCCTGCGCGATGACCGCTTCGCCGTGCGCGCCCTGCACCTGATGCCGCGCGGCACCTGCGCGCCGTATGTCGATACCGAGACGGGCGAGGTTTTCTACTCGATCGGCTCGAACC